TACACGCCGCGCGGACCGGCGCGGGAACGACCCGGCTCCAAGATGAAGGCCGAGGCCGAGGAGGCGAGCGGGCCGCAGACGGTGGCCGCTGGTCAGCTGCGCGCCTTCATCGAGCGCATCGAGCGCGTTCAGGAGGACATCGACGCGCTCTCCGATGACCGCAAGGAAATCTACGCCGAGTGCAAGGCCATGGGATTCGAAACCAAGGCCGTCCGAACGTTGATCAAGCTGCGGAAGATGGACCAGGCGGAACGCCAGGAGGCCGAGGCGATCCTTGACCTTTACAAAGCTGCGCTGGGGATGGAATGAAATACCAGCTCCTCCCGCCGCTTTCCGCCGAAGAATATGCCTCGCTCGAGGCGTCGATCATCGCGCACGGCGTGCTCGTGCCGGTTGAATACGACGAGGACGGCGAGATCCTCGACGGTCATCACCGCGTTGCGATCTGCGAAAGCCTTGGCCTGGTCGACTGGCCGCGCTTCGTGCGCAAGGGGCTCAGCGAAACCGACAAGCGAAAGCTTGCCCGCGAACTCAACGTTTCGCGCCGGCATCTCACCACAGCGCAGAAGCAGGCGGTGATCGCCGACCAGTTGCGCGACACACCCTCGATCTCGTCGCGGGCGATCGCCGGCATGCTCGGCGTTCATCACTCGACTGTCGAGACGGTTCGCAAGCGCATGGTCGATGGTGGCGAAATTAGCCACCATGAAGAGGTCGAGGGCCGCGACGGCGTCAAGCAGCCGGCGCGCAAGACCATCAAGACCTCCTTCATGCCCGATGCCGACAATCGGCGCGAACTGATGAAGGTCGCCAAGGGCCTGCGCGCCGAGCAGCAGAAGCTGCGCCACACCGTGCGCATCGCCACGATGCAGCTGACGGCGGAGCGGGGCAAGGCAACGTCGCGGGTGTGGTGGAAGGACGGCGAGGCCGGTCCAACCTACCCGGTGATCTACGCCGACCCGCCACACAAGTTCCTTGTCCATTCCGAGGTTACCGGCCGGGAGAAGAGCGCCGAGAACCACTATCCGACGATGGACCTGCAGGCGATCCTCGATCTCGGCTGCCCGGCGGGCAAGGACGGGGTGCTGTTCCTTTGGGTGACCGATCTCGCCAACGGCCTGCGCATCATGGAGGCCTGGGGCTTCACGTTCAAATCCTTCTGGGGCTGGAAGAAGGTCTATCCAGGCGAGCAGCTTGGCACCGGCTACTGGAGTTTCGACAATCTCGAACTACTCTTGATCGGCACGCGCGGCGACGTGCCGGCGCCCCTGCCCGGAACGCAGCCGCAGAAATGCACCGAGCATCCCGTCGCCGCGCATTCCGCGAAACCCGACTGGTATGCCGAACAGATCGAGCGGCTCTATCCCGGCGTTCCAAAGCTTGAAATGTTCTGCCGCTCGCCCCGGCCGGGCTGGGACCATTGGGGGTTTGAAGCCGGAGAGGAATCCGAGCGGGGAGTGACGCGAGAGGACAAGCCGCAACTGAGCGGAGAATGCCCCGAAGCCCCACCTGTTGAAGAAGCCCCCGCCGTCGCGGTCGACAGCGCAGCGGAGTCACAGGGAACAGCGTCAGCCAGTTCGTCGGTCACGGCCGATGAACTGGCCGAATTCAAGGCGCTCGGCGCGATCGGCGCCGGCGTCACGGTCAAGGGGCCGCTGATCGACAGCCTGAACGAGCGTGGCCTGATCTGGGCCGGCAAGGAACTAACCGTCGGCGGCGCACAGCGCCTGGCTGAACTCGGGCGCATGGTCGAGGCCGCCAGCGACGGCGACGCCGTGAACTTAGCGCCAATTGCAGATGCCGCTGACGTTCCCACCAAGAAGCGCGGGCGCCCGAGCAAGGCGGTGCCGGCATGATGGCATCAATCGGAGACGTTACCTTCATCGCAGACAACAAGGTCCGCGCTTTCCGCACCGATAGGTGGTGCTTCGAGCCTGAGTTTCGTCGTCCTGTCATGGTCAAATGCGTCGCGATAAGAAATGACGCCAAAGACGAAAAGTTTCCAAACGCCCGCTTGCATTCCTTGCCTGATGTCTGCGGGCTTAGGCTCCTCAGGGCTAAACTTGAGAGTTTTTGTCTGTCCCGGCCCAATGTCGCCCAGGGCCTTTGTCGCAGTCGGTTGCGCTTCAAAATCAATCGTGGTTGGCGAGCCTGCAACAAAGTTGCCAGAAATATTGACGCTGTAAGCCGGCGTCTGACCTGTGTTCATGATCACCAGCTTCATTTCCATGTTGCCTGCAGCAAGCCCGGAAATGGTCGACGATCCCACGTACATGTAAGCCCGCAACTGGCGCTCGCTCGACCGCCGCATGTGACGAAGCGTCTGCCAGAGGACGATCAGCGTCAGCAACACGCCGAGGGAACCCAGAGCAACAAGCCATGCCTGAATGGTGCATTGGTCGCCGCGACATGCGGCGCTTCCGACAATTTCTACGGAATTCCAGAAATTTTCCCCCATCGCCGTCCGAATAGCACACTGCGTCCACAACTGGCGAGGGCGGCATGAACGCGCCCTCCCGTCCCGTCCTTCGCTGGCATGGTGGCAAGTGGCTGCTGGCGCCGTGGATCATCGGGCACTTTCCACCGCACCGGATCTATGTCGAGCCGTTCGGCGGCGCGGCCTCGGTGCTGCTGCGCAAGGCTAGCGCCTACGCCGAGGTCTACAACGATCTCGACGGCGACGTGGTCAATCTGTTCCGGGTGCTCCAGGACCCGACCGGGGGGGGGCAGGCTCATGCAGCTGCTTGAGCTTACGCCCTTCGCCCGTGCCGAGTTTGAGCTTGGCTGGGATCCGACCGACGATGCTGTAGAGCGCGCCCGCCGGCTGATCATCCGCGCCTTCATGGGATTTGGGTCGAACGCCCATTCCGACATGGGGCGCGGGCATCGCACTACAGGATTCCGCGCCAACTCTTCCAGGTCGGGCACCACGCCGGCGCATGACTGGGCCGGGTACCCCGAAACGCTCGAGGCGGTGGTGCGGCGCTTTCGCGGCGTGACGATCGAGAACCGCCCGGCGCTGGTGGTGATGGCCGCGCACGATCGCGCCGACACGCTTTTCTATGTCGATCCGCCCTATGTGCATGCGACCCGCAACCGCAAGAATCCCAACGACGCCAAGCACCAATATCGCCACGAAATGAGCGACGCCGACCATGTGGCGCTGCTCGATGCGCTGCGCGGCCTCGCCGGCATGGTGGTGCTCTCCGGTTACCCCCACCCGCTCTATGACGGCGCCCTGCCGGGCTGGACACGGTTCGAGCGGGAAGCGCTGGCCGATGGCGCGCGCCCTCGCACCGAAGTGCTGTGGCTCAATCCTGCCTGCGCGGCGGCGCTGGAGGTCCGCGCTGGCGGGCATGGCACGCCGCTGTTTGCCGAATGTGAAAGGGCGGTCGGATGATTGCTCACCCAACCGCCCTCGTTTCAGGCTGCGTCGCGAACGTCGACCACCACCTGCTTTCCGAGTGCAGCCAACGCCGCGGCCAGCAAAGCCGGGCGCGTGCCGTGGTCGGGGTCGAGGATCCTGCGCGCCTCGTTCTCGGCCTTGCCAAGACGGCGGGCAAGCTCGGTCTTGGAAATGCCGGCGGCGCGGAAGGCCTCGACGACGGCGAGCTTCATCGCCGTTTCCGGGTCGACCGCGACCGGCACCAGGTCGCCGCCCGATGCCACTGGCGCCGGCAGGCTTTCGCCGTCTACCAGAACGCCGCGCAGCGCCAGACCCAGCGCCTCTGCGGCGCTGGCCAGGGCGTCGGCACGGTCGTCGCCCTGGGTAATCGCCTCCGGAACATCCGGAAACGTCACAAGAAATCCGCCATCCGCTTCCGGCGCGAGATGGGCGGCATAGACATACTTCATTGCTCCTTTTCCTTTCTTTTTTTGGTGAAGCGCAGGGCTCATTGCTGGGGGTCAATCGACCCCCAGCTGTTGCCTGATGAGCTTCACATATCCCGGTCGCAGTTCGCCCGACTTGATGATGGTGCGCTTGCCGCCGAACCTGACGAGATAGTGAGAGCCCTTTCCGCTGTTCTTCTGCACTTCGAAAGACTTGCCTTGTTCTCTGGCCAGTTTCCGAAGCTCCCGGATGAGGGCTTCACGCTTCATTCCAAACCTCCTTTCTATGCATGGATATTCGCACACATGTGTGCGAACGGCAAGCTGAAAACGTACACATGTGTGCGAATATGTTGGCAGCGAGGTGCGGGATGAGCGCGCCCTTGCCAGACTTCTCGCCGGCCATGCTCGCCTTCTTCCTGCGCGCCCGCGCGGTGATGGCGCATGCGGACAGGCCTTCCCGCTGCGGCATGCAGGCGACCGTCAAGCGGGAAAGAAAGCGCTGGAAGCAGCTTTCCGGCCTGACGCATCTGCAGATCGAATGGGCGTGGATGGGCAGGCTGTGGGACGCTGAAGCGCGCGCCAGGCTGTGGGCCGTGCTTGGCCATTTCCCTTCCGATTTCGGCGTCGTGCTGACCGACCAGGGAGGGCAGGACGTTGGCTGATCCCTTCGCCCGCGCCCGCTTCGCCGCCGCTGTGGCGCGAAAGCTCGACGGCGTTTCGTATCGGCAAACAGCGGCTGCGTTCCCGACGCTCAACGTCGCCATGATCTCCCGCGCCGCGCGCGGCGAGAACCTCACCATCGGCAGCTTCCTGACGCTGTGCAGGGCCTTCCGGCTGAAGCCGATGAGCTTTCTCGATGACGGCGTGAAACGCCGCCGTGTGACGCGAAAAGCCGTTTTCAAACAGGCTGTTACAGCGTCGGTTCGACGTGAAACAAACGAGGCTGCCCCACGATGACTCACGCGACCGACAGCCTCGACCCGTATGTGAAGAAGATGCGCGAGGCCGAGACCGACGCCGGGCGCGCGCTGGTGCTTCTGGAGGCGCCGGTGTTCACGCTCATGCGCTGGCGCGATGTGTTCGATGAGAGTTGCCGCCGTGCCCAGTTCGAGGAAGGCCGGACCTATCTCGACGAGTTGCGCGCGGCGATGGCGCGGCCACGCCACCGGGGAATCATCGGCGGCTCGATGCCGCTTGCCGGTGCGACCACGACGCTGCTCGGCGTCATCGAGCGGGCAGGGCGCACCGGCATGCTCACCGGAGAGGATGTATCATGAGCGCGGCGCGGAAAAGGGCCGAGCCGATGCATGTCGCGCTGCCCGGCGCGCTGTCCGAAGAAATCAGGCAGGCGGCCAAGCGGCGCGGCGATGCGCCGACATCGCTTGCCGCCGCGATCCTGTTTCGCGTGTTCGGCGAGCGCAAGGTGGAAGACCTGCTGCGCCAGACGGCGGCGGAGCAGATCGCACCCGGCCAGGCGCGCGATGCGAGCGGCCTGACCAAGCTGCAGCGCGGCGTCGTCTACATGATTGGCCTGCACGCCGAGGCGGACGGGTTCTGCCGGCTCTCGCCGGACAATCTCAGCTACCTGCTTTCGATGTCGTCGGGGTCGGTCCTGCACGGCGTCATCGCCTCGCTGGAGCGCAAGGGCGTGGTCGAGCGCGGTTGCCGCCTTTCCGGCCGCGCCACGCCGTGGGGGCTGACTGCCGCCGGCAAGGCAATCTTCAGAACACTGGCCGGCACGGAAGCCGAAGGGGGCGAAGCTTGAACTCTGCAGTGTTTCCGCTCGACAACCGAATGACCATCGTTCTGTTCGCCGGCCTCGGCGGCGGTTGTGACGGTCTGGAGCTGGCAGGCTTTCCGGTTCATGTCGCGATCAATCACGATCCGGTCGCCGTTGCCGTCCACAAGATGCGGCATCGCCACACGCGCCATCTCCAGTGTGACGTGTTCGAAGCCGATCCGCGCGAGGTTTGCGGCTCTCGCGGCGTGCGCGTGCTGCATGCATCGCCCGACTGCACGCATTTTTCCGTGGCCAAGGGCGGCAAACCGGTGTCGAAGCGGCGCCGGTCGCTGGCGTGGGTTGTCTGCCGCTGGGCTGGCACCGTGCGGCCGGAAACCATCACGCTCGAAAACGTCTCGGAAATCCAGACATGGGGCGGCTTGATCGCCAAGCGCGACCCGGCGACGGGCCGGGTGTTGAAGCTAGATGGCACGATCGCGGCCAACGGCGAGCGCGTGCCGGTCGACGAGCAATGGCTTGTGCCCGATCCGAAGAAGCGCGGGCGCATCTGGCGCGCCTGGCTGAAACACATGCACGGCCTCGGCTATTCGTTCGAAGGCCGCGTGATCGTCTGCTCCGATCATGGGATTCCAACGATCCGGAAGCGCTATTTCGGCGTCGCCAAGGCCGACGGTTCGCCGATCGTATGGCCGGAGCGAACGCATGCGCCGCGCAAGGTTTTCAGAAAGCTAGGCCTGAAGCCATGGGTCGGGGTGCATACCTGCATCGACTGGTCGCGGCCAGTGAAGTCGATCTTCGGGCGACCGAAGGACCTGGCCATGGCGACGCTGCGGCGCACGGCGCGCGGTGTCATGCGTTATGTCGTGACGGCATCAAAGCCGTTCATCGTGCCGATCACGCATTCCGGCGGGTATGACCGCGTCCATTCGATCGACGATCCGCTCCGCACGCTGACGACGGCACACCGCGGCGAGATGAGCGTGGTGGTTCCGCATCTCGGCGTCATGCGCAATTCCGCCAAGCCGACCTATGCCGCGGACGAGCCGTCGCACGCCTTCACGGCAGGTGGGGCTGGGCATGCGCTGGTGGCAACGACGCTGATCCGGACGGACCAGCATAGCGGCGCGGCGCGCAACGGCGTCCACGACATAGAAGAGCCGGTCAATACGATGCACACCTCGTCATCCATGGCAGTGGTGGCGGCCGGGCTTTCGCCATTCACCATGGGCGTCGGCGGACGGGCGGCGCAATCCGAGCCGCGCGGCATGGACGAACCGGCAGGGTCGCAGACGACAAAGGAAGACCGCGTGCTCTGCGCGGTTTCCATGGTGCAGAGCGGATACGGCGAGCGCGTGGGCCAGGCACCGCGCGTGCTGGATGTCGAAGAGCCAGCCGGCACTCAGGTTGCCGGCGGCAGCAAGGCGGCGATCGTCGCGGCGTTCCTGGCGCAGCACAATAATGACAGCCGGCGGATAGGCGGCGTGAATCCTGGCAGGCCTGCGGACGAGCCGATGTCGACAAGCACCGCCACGGGCTCGCAGCAAGCCGTAGTCGCCGCCTCGATGCTGGCGCTGCGCGGCACGAATGCTGCAGGCCGCGATATAGCCGAGCCGGCGGCGACCGTAATGGCCGGCGGCAATCATGCCGGTCTGATCCTGGCATTCCTCCAGAAGTATTACGGCAGTGGCGGGCAGGACCAGGCGGCAGATGAGCCGCTCGGCGCATTGACCGCCAAGGCTCGGCACGGGCTGGTCACCGTCAAGGTGCGCGGTCTGGACTATGTCATCACCGATATCGGCATGCGCATGCTGGAGCCGGAGGAGGGTGCGGCGGCGCACGGCTTCAAGCCGGGTGCGCTGCCTGACGAGATCGAAATCGACGGCAAGCGCCGGCGGCTTACCAAGACCGAAAAATATCACCTCGTGGGCAATTCCGTGCCGCCCGAGATGGTGCGGCTGCTGGCCTCGCTCAACGTGCGCCCGGCGCTGGCGCTGGAGGCGGCGGAATGAGCATTAAGCAATTCATCGGCGGCCGAACAATCTATGGCGCCGACGGCGAGCATTGGACGCCATACCTTACCCAATTCCGTATCGGACGCCTTCACCTTCACATCTTCCACCGCGGTGACGCCGATCCGGATGCTCATGACCATCCGTGGGATTTCTGGACGTTCCCGCTCGTCTCCTACGTGGAAGAAGTCTGGGATGCCGAACGACGGGAGAAGTCATACCGCCGCGTCGAACGTTTCCGCCTTCATGCCCGCAACGCGGAATTCACGCACCGCGTAATTGGCCGGGCGGCGAAGGTTGTTTCGCCGGCTGACAGTGAACTTCTCGGCGAATGGGCGACGGAGCCGGGCAAGATCATCACGATCGTGTGGAAGGGCCCAGATCGCCGCAAATGGGGTTTCTGGAAAGATCGCGGCTCTTGGTGCTGGACGCCGTGGCGCACTTACGCCTTCGGCGGCGGCAAGCACACCGGTTGTGAAAATGAGGGGGAGGCTGCGGAGTGACGGATGGCGCTCGCCTCGCCCGGATCCGGGACCAGCTCGCCGGCATCGCGCCGGCTGAGTGGACGCGCGTGCACGATTCCGAAGGCTGCTTTGTCGAGGCGAGGACAAAGACCGGCATGCTGCTGCCGATCGCGCGCTTCGATCCGGGCGCCAGCGAGGACGAGATCGCCTTCATCTGCGACGCGGCCGGCTCGGTGCAGTTTCTGCTGGCGCTTATCGACAGGGCCATTGCCAAGACGAAGGCGCTGCAGCCTGAGTGGCAGGGTCAGCCGCCGGCCGGGCCGGTGGCCGACATGCGGAAAAACTATGCGGCCGAAGCGACGATGAAGTGCTCGGAGTGGCGATTCCTCGAATTCCTGGCGGCGCGGCACGGGCTCCAAGAACCGCTGACGACGGCACGCGGCATCCAGAAGCTGCGCTCGGTACTCGGCATCAACAGCCGCAAGGAACTCAACATGGACGATCAGGCGGCGGCGCGCTGGAAGGCGATGCGCGGCGATTTCGAGAACTGGAAGAGGACGGGGAATTGAGCTTGCAGCCGACACTTTTCGAAGGTTCGAAGCGGCTCGTCTATGACGACGCCGTCGAACTCACGCTGCAATCCATGCAGGCCTACGGCCCCGCTCATGACCATTGGGGCATCGCATGGTCCGGCGGCAAGGACAGCAGCGCCACACTGACGCTGATCGTCCATCTGATCGATACCGGCCGCCTTGCGGCACCGAAGAGCCTAACCGTCTTTTACGCCGACACTCGGCAGGAACTGCCGCCGCTCGCTATCGCGGCAAGCCGGATCATGGAGCAGCTCGTCGCGCGCGGAATCCGCTGCGAGGTCGTCCGCGCGCCGATGGACAAGCGGTTCCTCGTCTACATCCTCGGGCGTGGCGTGCCGCCGCCGAACAACAACACGCTGCGCTGGTGTACTCGGCAGATCAAGATCGATCCGATGGCCGAAGCGCTCGAAACGCGGCTCGGCGAACTGGACGGCAAGATCCTGATGATCACCGGCGTCCGCCAGGGCGAAAGCGCAATCCGCGACGACCGCATCGCCATGTCGTGCGGGAAGGACGGCGCGGAGTGCGGGCAGGGTTGGTATCAGGAGGTGCTGCCGAACGCTAAGGGCATCCGGGGCCGGATCGCGACGCTGGCGCCGCTGCTCCATTGGCGGGTCTGCAACGTTTGGGACTGGCTGCGCATCTACGCACCGATGCCCGAATATGGCGGCTGGGCGACGGCGGCGATCGCGGACGCATACGGCGGCGACGAAGCGACCGAGATCAACGCTCGCACCGGCTGCGCTGGCTGTCCTCTGGCCAGCAAGGACCTCGCGCTCGATACGATCGTCGCGTCGCCGGCGTGGTCACATCTCGCGCCGCTGAAGGGGCTGAAGCCGCTCTATCGGGAATTGCGCGAGCCACGCCACCGCATCCGCAAGGCAGGCCTCGATCGGCTGAAGGATGGATCGGTCGCCGCGAATCCGCAGCGCATGGGCCCGCTGACATTCGCGGCGCGGCTGATGGGGCTCGATCGCGTGTTGGCGATTCAGGCGGAATGCAACGCCGTGGCGCAGCGCCTTGGCCGTCCTTTGCTGGATATCCTCAACCATGAAGAGGAAGCCCGCATCCGCGACCTGATCGCGGCCGAGACCTGGCCGAACGGATGGGACGGCGACGAGCCGGCGGCCGACACTCCCATGGACAGCTATTTCTCGGACGGCTCCGTGCAGCCGCTTCTGGTGTAGAGATGAGCGCGTTCCTCCTCGGCACCGGCTTTCGCGCCGACATGGGCACCTGCATCCGCAAGCTGGTGCTGCTGAAGCTGATCGACGCCTGCGAGGACGACGGCACGCGCATCTTCCCGGCCATCGCCACGGTGGCGCGCGCGGCGCAATGCTCCGACCGCCAGGTGCAGCGCGAGATCAAGGCATTCCTCGACATCGGGCTGCTGTCGCTGGTGCGCGCCGGCGGGCAGGGCCGGCGCTCGACCAACGAATACGCGCTCGACCTCGACGTGCTTTCGGCGATCAGCAAGGCCGGCTGGGACGCCTATGCGGCCGAGCGTGGCCTCAATCCTAAGGGTGACACCCAGTCACCCTTAGACGAGGACGCCAAGGGTGACAAAACCGGCCCTAATAGGGTGACACCGGAGACGCCTAAGGGTGACAATGGGAGTCCACCAACCCCTCCAGACCCCTCCCTTGATCCCTCCATTGAGAGAGAGCGCGAGCGCGAGGATGGGGAAGAAAATCCGAAACGTGTCGAGGCTCGCGGCTGGGCCCTGCTGAAGGACTGGCCTGGCTTCGCCGGCATGCCCAAGGAACCGGCCATGAAGGTCTGGCGGACCATGTCGGCCGAGGACCGCGACAAGGCTGAACGCCGCTTTCCCGCTTGGCTGGCGCTGCTCAAGGCCCAGAAGAAATCCCACGTTCCGGCGCCCTCGACCTATTTCGGGCAAAACCTGTTCGACGAGGTTGCCGATCCGCAAGAGCCGGAAAAGCCGCTGTTCGTCGATGCCGCGCCGTTCGGGCCGATGTGGCAGGGGGGGCGACTGAAGCAGCTGATGCAGCCGCCGGTGCAGCTTCCCCCGCCTCCATCGGGCTTCCTGCGGCAGATGCTGGAGCGGCAGGACGAGACGGGCGAGGCGGCGAGGCGGGAGCGTCAGGCAAAGCTCGGATGGCCGCGCGTCAACGTGATGCACGATCGGGCGGCAAGCCGGCAGGGCGTCACGGTGGCGACGGCGCTGGAGCCGCTTGCAGCGATGATGGAAGCCGTGCCGGTCACCTCCGACACATTCGAGGCGTGGCGGTTGGAGCACGAACTGCGCGGCTGGCCTTGGCTTCCGGATCCGGGGCGTCAGCCCGTGGTGTATTTCCCGGTAGGCGGACCGGGTGCGTTGAGTGCGTTCGAACAGGCGGTGAAGCAGGGCAACGAGGGAAACACCGATGATGGCGGTCAACGGCAAGCGGCTGAGTGAGAGCGAACGCGTCTGGCTCGACCGCAAGGGCGATCCGATCAATATCGATCGCGCCTGGCAGAAGAGCGATCAGCGAATCGCACTGACGCGGAGGGAGCAGGCGATGCTCGCCGCGGCGGGCATGGATGGGCCTGAGGCGCGTTGGTATGTGCTTCGCGTCGAGAATGGCTGCGACAAAGCTGTGGATAAGGCGCTCGACGATGCCAATGTTGAGCGCTGGATGGCCTCCCGCCGCGTCATTCCTCCGAAGCATCGGGGCCGCAACGGCAAGCGTCCGGAGCCCTTCGATGCTCCCGCGCTGCCCGGCTATCTGTTCGTGAAAGTGGTATCATGCCCAGCTTCCTGGGCAGGGCTCAAGACCTTGGAGGGCGTGGTCGACGTGATCGGCGGAGCGGACAATCCGAAGCCGGTGAAAGAGCAGGAAATCGTTAAGCTGCAAGCCTTTATCGAGAAAGACCCGAAGGCGATCGAGGTGCTGACCAACGCTCTCAAGGCGGGCGACAAGGTATCGATCGACGATGGCCCGTTCAGGTCGTTCGAGGCGATCGTGGTGCTACTGGGTGAGGGCGAGCGGCTCAAGGTTGAAGCCTCCCTGTTCGGGCGTGCCGTGGCTATCGACCTCGAACTTGCGCAAGTCACCAAACTGGATTAGCGAATCTCACCTAGGACGAGCCGAAAGAGATTCGCACGCTCACATTGAGTGGCAGCGCCATCGGCCCCAGGTGAGGCGGACAGCCTCACCGCAATGGAAGCGATTCCTCCCCCTTAAAAAGCGAACAATGGCCAAGCTCCGGATGATGCGGCCGTCCATCAAGACGATGGACACGCGGACCGTGAAGGTCGCGCCTAAGACAGCCGAACCGTTCTACCTGTCGCCTGAGTGGCGAAAGCTGATGGCTGAGGTCATCGCGGAACGGGGCAGGCGGTGCGAGGAATGCAGTCGGACCAACACGCGCATCTTCGGTGACCACATCGTCGAGGTGAAGGATGGCGGCGCGCTGCTCGACAAGCGCAACGTCAAATGCCTTTGCGGCTCATGTCACACGAAGAAGACGGCGGCGGCGCGAGCGAAGAGGATGGCGGAGAGGTACTGATGGGTGAGCAGATGGATCGGGCCAAGCAGCTGATCGATGGCCTTACCGACGAAGGTGCAACCATCATCGTGGCCAGGAGTGACATCGGCCGCTGGTTGAAACAGGGCATCTTCGAACGTCGAGGCAAGCTTGTTGCTGACTGCTGCAGGACGATCACGGTCCAGCACAGATCCGATGTCATCAAGCTCAGTGGGCTCGGTGGCCACGTCGTCATCGACGACAGCTTCACGAACGGCAACATCAGGCCTGAGGTGAAAGCCCTCGTCGAGCGAGAGGTCGCAGTCATCCGAGCGAAGCAGCCCGCCTGACCCCCAAGGGGGTGGGGGGTCGGATCTCTGGGGCCTTTGGGGCCCCTAACCGCATTGGGGGCATTCAGAGGTTTTTTTTCGATGGACGCGAATTTTGACCTGCTTGGCGACCCGATCCCGGAAGGATGGGGAAAGCGCGGCCGGCCGCAGCACATTCCCACCGAGCAAAACCGCAACAAAGTCATGATGTTGCTGGCGTTCGGCTGGAACAACGAGCGGATCGCCAAGGCGCTTTCGATCACGCCGCCGACTTTGCGGAAGAATTATTTTCGGGAGCTCAAGTTTCGCGACGAGGCGCGCGACCGGGTCGAGGGCAACCTCGCCTCCATGTTGTGGGAATTCGCCAAGGCTGGCAACGTCGCCGCGGCGAAGGAATTCCGCAAGCTGATGGAGCGGAACGATCTGATGGGCCAGCACCTGGCCGCGCACCATGTCGGTGCCGAGAAGGCGAAGAAGGAGCAGAAGCTCGGCAAGAAGGAACGGGCGCAGCTCGAGGCGCAGACGCCGAACACCGACACGCCGCTGGGAGAACTGATGGCGCAGCGGGCGGCGGCGGCGGACAAACTGAACTGACATGTGGGATCTGAGTTGCGTCGATTGGGAAGAGCGGATTCGCTCGGGGCGATCGCTCATCCCTGACCTGCCGCTGTTCCAGCGCGAGGCCGATCTGGCCGTCAGGTTCTTCGATGCGCTGCGCCTGCCGGACGTGCCTGGCATGCCGCTGCTTCGCGACGCCGCCGGCCCATGGTTCCGCGACATCGTGCGCACCGTGTTCGGTTCCCGCGATCCGGACACCAACGAGCGACTGATCCGCGAAGTGATGGCGCTGGTACCGAAGGGCCAGTCGAAGACCACCTATTCCGGCGGGCTGATGATCACCGCCATGCTGATGAACCTCCGGCCGCGCGCCGAGATGCTGTTCGTCGGACCGACGCAGGCTATCTCCGACCGCGCCTACAACCAGGCGATCGGCATGATCGAAGCCGATCCTGAACTGCTAAAGCGCTTTGACCCGGTCCCCCACCTGAAAGAGATACGGGATCTGCTCAACCAGTCGAGCATGAAGGTGAAGACCTTCGACCTCAACATTCTGACCGGAGCGATGCCGGTCGTCGTTTTGCTCGACGAACTCCACCTGCTCGGCCGCAACCCGCATGCGGCCAAGGTGATCCGGCAGATTCGGGGCGGACTGGAGAAGAACTCGGAAGGGTTCTTCCTGATCATCACGACGCAGAGCGACGAGCCGCCGGCTGGCGCCTTCCGCGACGAGCTAATCACCGCCCGCAAGATCCGCGACGGGAAGTTCAAGGGGCAGATCGTCCGGTCGATGCTGCCGGTCCTCTACGAATTCCCGGCCGATATCGCGCGCGACCAGGCCAAGTGGCAGGATCCTGCGCTCTGGCCAATGGTAATGCCGAACCTCGGCCGTTCGATGCGCTTGGACAGCCTGGTCAGGGACTGGGAAACGGAGCGGACCAAGGGCGAAAAAGACATCCGGATTTGGGCCAGCCAGCATCTCAACATCGAGATCGGAATTGGCCTGAAGTCAGATGGATGGCCTGGCGCCGAGTTCTGGGAGCGTAGTGAGGACCCGGCGATCACGCTCGAATTCATCCTCGAGCACTGCGACGTCGTTGTGGTCGGTATCGACGGCGGCGGCCTTGACGATCTGTTCGGTTTGAATGTCACCGGCCGTCATGGCGAAACGCGGGAATGGTTGTCCTGGTCGCATGCATGGTGCCACGAAGGCGTGCTGGAGCGCCGCCAGACCATCGCGTCTCGCTTGCGTGATTTCGCGGAAGCGGGCGAACTCACCATAGTCGATGACGAACTCAAAGACATCTCCGAGATCATCGAGATCGTACAGATGATCGATGATACCGGCATCCTTGCCGCGGTGGCAGTGGACCCGGCCGGCCTCGGCGAGTTCATCGAAGCGCTGGCCGAGATCGGCATTACCCAGGAAGACGGCCGTGTCATTGGTGCGCCGCAGGGCTACGCGATGATGAACGCGATCAAGACGGCCGAACGGAAGCTGGCCAATGGGACGCTGAAGCATTCCGCATCGAAGCTGATGGCCTGGTCCGTGTCGAACCTCAAGATCGAGCCGACCGCAACCGCGATCCGGGCGACGAAACAGAATGCCGGCGATGCGAAGATCGATCCGGTCATGGCGCTTTTCGACGCGGTCACCGTGATGGTCAAGAACCCTGAAGCGGCCGGCTCCGCCGAAATATTCGTACTCTGAAAGGCGGCCGATGGGTTGGTTCTCACGACTATTTGGCCGCGACAACGAGGCCAAGGCTGTCGACCTCTCGCCCGAACTCTGGGCCGCGATCAACGGCGGCTGGGGGATTCCGACGAAGTCTGGGGCACAGGTCTCGATCTCGACGTCGTTGCAGGTGACGCCTTTCTATCGCGGCATCCTGGTGATTGCCGAAGGCATCGCGCAGTTGCCCGTAGAGCTGCACAGGTCGACGGATCGCGGTACGGAACCGGCGACCGATCATCCGGCCTACGATGTCCTGCTCAACCGCGCCAACAACCTGCAGGATGCTTTTCAGTTCTGGCGCACCACCTTGATGCATGCCGCTGGCGCCGGCAACGGCATCTCCTACAAGGTCGTGGTCAATGGCCAGCTGCGGGAGATGATCCCGATCAGGCCGGAATGCGCGTCGATCAATCTGCCGGATCGCTTCAACCGGGTTACCTACGACCTCACTTTTGAGGGTGGCGACTTCGCAACGGTCGGGGCCGACCAGGTTTTCCACATCGCTGGCCCGTCGTGGTCGCCATACAAAGGGCTAGACCCGTCGGTTGTAGGCCGGGAGGCGATCGGTCTCGCGCGCACCACCGAGGAGACCCATGCGCGGCTGCACGCCAACGGCGCCCGCCCGAGCGGGGTTCTGGAGACAGATCAGAAGCTCACCAAGGCGCAGATTGATATCCTGCGTGAGCAGTGGCAGCAGAGCTTCAGCGGCGTTTCGCAAACCGGGAATACCCCAGTCACGGCGGGCGGTTTGAAATGGAAGCAGGTCGCCCAGTCCGGCGTCGACGCCGAGCATCTGGGCACCCGAAAACATCAGATCGAGGAGATCGCGCGCCTTCTAGGCGTCTTCCCGATCATGCTCGGCCATGCCGGCGACCAATCGCCGACCTTTGCCAGCGCCGATGCTTTCCTCGAGGCGCATGTCCGCTACAGCCTACAGCCATGGATCAAGGCTGTTCGCTCGGCTGTGGAGACCCAGATCCTGACCAAAGAGGAGAGGGAAGCCGGCTACCACTGCCGCGTCGACAGCTCGGAGCTGCTTCGCGGTTCTCTCAAGGACCGCACCGAGTACTACAAGGCGGCGCTGGGCACCAATTCATCGCCGGGCTGGCTGAAGCCCAACGAAATCCGTGAGGATGACGGCTGGAATCCGGACGATGATCCGAAGATGGACGAGGTTTGGCAGCCAGCCACGATGGCGCCGGCCGGCCAGCAACCAGGGGAGCCTTCGGCCGCCGGCGCGGAGGCGAAATCCAGTACGCCCCGTACGCTTTACGTCAGCCGGCGCCTGCTGAACGCCGCTGCTGTTCTGAAATGGGCTCGCGCTCAGGGCTTCGGGAAGACGCTTGCCGCCGACGATCTGCATGTGACGATCGCTTACAGTCGGGCACGTCTCGACTGGATGACGATCGGCGAGGCCTGGACCTTCGGGGACAGCAAGGGAAATCTGATTGTTCCGGCGGGAGGACCTCGTGTCGTCGAGGCCGTCGGAAGGGAGGGCACAGTTGCCCTCAAATTCGCGTCGTCTGAGCTGTCCTGGCGACACATGTCGATCCGGGAAGCCGGCGCTTCGTGGGATTGGCCGGAATATCAGCCTCACGTCACCATCAGTTACGACGCTGGGGACGTCGATCTGGACAAGGTTGAGCCGTACCGCGGCGAGCTGCGGTTCGGACCGGAGATTTTTGCCGAGGTAGATGAAAACTGGAAGCCGCGCCGACAAGCGGGCAACGCGGAGTAGAGGAAAATGGATTTCGGCTGCATCGGGACACCCTTCGAGGTGAAATTCGCCGACGAAGGCGCGCCGGCGGGCTCATTCGAGGGCTACGGGGCGGTGTTCGGGAACATCGACAGCCACGGCGACCTCATCGAGCCGGGCGCGTTCGCGAAATCGCTGCTGGAGCGCAAGCGCGACAAAGGCAATTTCCCACCGATGTACAAGATGCACGGCATCATGACGGGGAACCGCCATGAGCCGATCGGCGTCTGGGAAGATATGTCGGAGGATACGAACGGGCTGCATGTGAAGGGCAGGCTGATCGGCTTGGACACCGAGCAAGGGAAATGGACCCACGCCCAGCTCAAGGAAGGCGCCCTGAAGGGTCTTTCCATCGGCTACCGGGTTGCGCCTTACGGAGCCCGCAAGGGCAGCGGCAAGGCCGGAGAGCCGGCCCGCTTCATCAAGGCCGCCGTGCTGCGCGAGGTCTCCCTCGTCGACGATCCGTCGAACGCCCTGGCCCGGGTCTACAGCATGAAGGCTGCGGCGGCCGAGGAATCGTTCTCCGATGAGATCAAGACAATTCGTGAATTCGAGGACTTCCTACGGGATGTAGGCGGTTACTCGCACAGCGCCGCCAAAGCGATCGCCGCTGGCGGCTTCAAAGCTAAGCCGGACCCTCGGGATGAGGACGGGATAGGCGATCACATCCGGGCACGCCTCGGCGAGCTCGCAACCCTCATCCAGAAATAGGAGTCCATTATGGATCCGACTGAAATCAAAGCCGCGGTCGACGCCGCGGTTACCCCGGTCATGACCGCCTTCGAGGCTTTCAAGGAAACCAATGACGCTCGGCTAAAGGAAGTCGAGAAGAAGGGCGTCGCTGACCCGGTCACGACCGACAAGCTCGCCAAGATCGAAACCACGCTCTCGCAGTACGAGAGCCTGAACCAGAAGCTGACGGTTGCCGCCGATCAGGCGAAGGCCGCTAAGGAGGCATCCGATCGCATCGAGGTCATGCTGGCCCGCCTGCCTGACAATGCACGCGGTCGCGGCAACGAGGTCGAGACCAAGGCTCGCCACGGCGCCTGGGGCCTTGCGGTTATCCGTGCCCACGCGCTTGGGGTGCTGAATCTCAATGCGGACGAACAGAAGATCTTGGCTGACGTAGCCAACGAGGCGAAGGCGCTGAATGTCGGTACCGATACGGCCGGCGGCTATCTTGCCCCGACCGAGTACGTCCGCGACATCATCAAGGGCGTCACCGAGCTCAGCCCGGCGCGCGCCCTGGCACGCATCCGCAACACTGCCGGGAAATCCATCCAGCAGCCGAAGCGGACCGGCCAGTTCGCGGCCCGCCGTGTCCACGAGAACGGCGCGAAGACCGAAACGACCGGTCTTGCCTACGGCCTCGAGGAGATCGTGGCGCCGGAGATGTACGCCCTGATCGACATCTCCAACCAGATGCTCGAGGATTCGGCCTTCGACATGGAAGCCGAGATCCGCGAGGAGGCGTCGGAGCAGTTCGCCGTCAAGGAAGGGGCGGAGTTCGTCTCCGGTACCGGCGTCGGCGAGATGGAGGGTATCCTGACCAACGCCGGCGTTGGCGAGAACCACTCCGGATCGGCGGCCACGATCGCGGATGCCGATGGCCAGGCCAACGGTCTCCTCACGCTCAAGCATGCGCTGAAGACCGCGTATGCCAAGAACGCGTCGTGGATCATGAACCGCACCACGATCGGTTCGGTTCGCAAACTGAAGGATGCGGACAAAAACTACATCTGGATGCCGGGAATCGCACAGGGCCGCCCGAACACGATCGACGGCGATCCCTATGTCGAGTTCCCCGACATGCCGAATGAAGGCGCCGGCCTCTACCCGATCGCCTATGGCGACTTCAAGCGGGCCTACACCATGGTTGATCGCATCGCCATGGAGATGCTGCGGGATCCTTACACCCAGGCGACCAGCGGCAACATCCGCTTCATCTTCCGCCGTCGCAACGGTGGCAAGGTGGTTCTCGCCGAGGCGATCCGCAAGCTGGAATGCGCCACGCTCTAATGGCCTGAAGCCCGGGCCGGTTTCGGCTGGCCCGGGCCTGCATCCTCACCCTTCCCCTGAACTCCGAAATGGAGAATTCAAATGGACGACCTTTACAGCGGTCTCAACGCGCAGCGCGTCATCTCGCCCGTCGCGGTTGGCACCACCGGTACCGGCAAGACCGGCAAGATAATCGATCGCAAGGGCTATATCGGCCCGGTGCTCTTCTCGGTCGGTTACGGTGCGATCACTTCCTCGACGGCCGTGTTCACGGTCACCGTCAAGGAAGGCGACGCCACTGGCGCCCTGACTTCCGTTGCCGACGCCGATCTGATCGGCACTGAAGCCGGAGCCGGCATCGCCGCCGGCGCCCGCGCTTCCGGCACCACCATGAACGTGACCAAGAAAGTCGCTTACAAGGGCGGCAAGCGTTACGTTCAGTGCAGCGTGAAATCGACAGCCACGGCCGGCACGCCCGTGCATGTCGACGCGATCCAGCAGGCCGCCAGCAAGCCAGCCGACTGATCCATAGCGCGCCGGTTCCGGCCGGCGCGTTTCCCTTTCCTGTCCGACAACAGGCTTCCCCACATGAACATGCACATCACGGCCGGCGCCGACGCGCTGGACAATGGCGAGCGCCAGGTCGCGGAAACGCTGGAAGGCATCCGGCGGGACCACGTCGCCAGATACCAATTCGCGGCCGGCGTCATCGGCGGCAGGAAACGCGTCGTCGATCTCGCCTGCGGCATCGGTTACGGCGCCGCTCTCCTCGCCGAAGCCGGCAATGATGTCCTCGGAATGGACCGCAGCGAGGCTGCTGTTGCCTTCGGTCGGATACATCACGCTGCGATCACTGCCCGGCTCCAGGTCGGCGATGTCATGGATGTGGCCGGCTACGAAGATGATTCATTTGATGCCGCGGTCTGCTTTGAGACAATCGAGCACCTCGCCGATCCGCTCCCGATGTTGAGGGCGCTCCATGCAGTCGCGCCGTATCTGATCGCGAGCGTACCCAACGAGACGGTGTTTCCGCACCGCGGCAGGATCCTTCACCATCACCGCCACTACACCCGGGCTGAATTCGCCGCGCTACTGGAAAGCGCCGGCTGGCGGGTCACCGGCTGGTACGGCCAGAGAGGACCGACCTCGGAAGTCGAGCGTGACATCGAGGGTCGGACGGTTGTGGTTACAGCGCAACGCGCCGACATTGATGGCCGGCCGAGCGTTGAGCCTCTCCCGGACCCAACTGTTCGCGCAGTCCCTGCCCATGTCGTTATCTTGGGGCTTGGACCGTCTCTGGAGACGTTCGTCGACCTCACTAAACGGCTCGGCGGCCGTCACGCACTCTGCGACGAGGTCTGGGGCATCAATGCCGTCGGCGGCGTTCTCCAATGCGACCGCGTTTTCCACATGGATGACGTCCGGGTCCAGGAGGTCCGCGCCGCCGCGAGACCAGAAAGTAACATCGCCAAGATGCTTGAGTGGATGCGCCGGCACCCTGGCCCGATCTATACCAGCCGGCCTCATCCCGATTATCCGGGGCTGGAAGCTTTCCCGCTGGAAGATGTCATCAACTCCTGCGGCATCGCCTATTTCAATTCGACGGCCGCCTATGCGGTGGCATACGCGGTGCACATCGGCGTCCGCCAGATCAGCCTTTTCGGCTGCGACTTCAGCTACCGCAACAGCCACGACGCCGAGAAGGGCAGGGGATGTGTCGAATTCCACCTCGGCATAGCGAAAGCTCGGGGAATCGAAATCGGATTCCCGGAGACGACTTCGCTGATGGATGCCAACGCTCCGATCACTGAGCGCATCTACGGTTACGACACCGTCGATCTCAGTTTCGATGGCGGCGGCGAGGATCCCGTTCGCGTCACCATGGCCGTGCACGACCGGCTGCCATCCGCCGAGGAGATCGAAGGCCGGTACGACCATTCCCGTCATCCCAACCGGCTCGTGGAGGGCCAATCGAAAGGAACTACCGATGTCTGACATGCTGAAAGTGAAGGTACTGCGCACCGTTCGTGTCGCCGATGGTACCGCCTACGGGCGCGAGATCGTCAAGGGCACCGATGACGAGGTTCCGGCCGGGCTGTTCGACGGGCTGAAAGCCGAGAAGTATGTCGAGGCCCTGAAGGCGGGGAAGAAGACCGAGGTTCTTCGCGATGATGGACCCACCATCGCCGAGTACGTCGCCGCTGGCTATCCGGCGTCGAAATATCCGCCGGAAGGCTATGCCTCGCGGAGCACGCCTGAGGAAATCGAAGCGGCCGTGACTGCTGAAGACGCCGCAAAGGCCCTGGAGGCGATGCGCGCCGATCTCACCAAGATGACGAACGCGCAACTGCATGAGCTCGCCGACGCCGAGAAGATCGCGGTGGAAACCGACGACAACAAGGCCACCATGGTCGACAAGATCATGGCTGCCCGCACCGCACCGGCTGCTGCATAAACGAGGCCTCCGGTGCGCTCCATCCTCACTGTCACGACGCCGGCGGCCGATCGCAACTTGCTTTCGGTCGCCGAGCTGCGCGCCGCAGTCGGTGTCTCGGACAGCAGCCGCGACGCCGAGCTGGCGATTGTTGGCGCCAGGGTGGCCGCGACGATCGCGCGCATCTGCAGGGTTGCTACGGCAGGAGCGACACCGGCGACGCTGCGCGAGGAGGTTTTGAGCGAAACCTTCCGCCTCGACCGGTCTGCCGATTGCCTCATCCTTTCGAGGCTTCCGGTTTCATCTGTGGCATCAGTGACGGAAGACGGCACAGCGGTCGATGCCGCCGATTATGAGGTCGACGCCTCACCGGGGATGCTTCTCCGGCTTTCCGGTGACGATCCGGCATGCTGGCGATGCGGCAAGATCGTCGTTGCCTACACCGCGGGCTGGGCGACGGTTCCCGATGATCTCAAGGATGCCGCTGCGCGCATGGTGCGCATCTTCTCGGCCGACGCGACACAGGAGCCGGGGCTGAAGCGCGAAAACATCCCGGGACTCATCGAGAAGGAATGGTGGGTTGCGCCCGCTGATGATCCTCTCGCTCCCGCCGACGTCATCGAACTTCTCGGCCCCTACATCCAGCACTGGATCTGATCCATGGAACGTCCCGGCATATACGATCTCGGCACTGCCACCATCACGGCGGCGGTGACCGATTCCGTCATCACGGATGGTGTCTCCGCGGCCGGCGTCGCCCAGGAACTGATCGACCGCCTGGAAGGCATGGCATCGGCCACGCTGTATTGCGAGTTCGTCTATGGCTCGGGCGGCACGACCTGCGCCGTCATCGTCCAGACGAGCATCAACCAGGGCGGCGACTGGATCGACGTCTGCCGGTTCGACTTCACGACAGCGAACGCCTCGAAAACCTCCAATCTGTCAGCTGAAGCCGCCGCGGCGGTTGCCGCGGTTGCCGCCCTGTCGGTCGAAGGCAAGGTCGACGGCGTGCTCGGCGACCGGCTGCGGGCCAAGGTGACCAGCACAGGCACCTATGCCGGCAACACGTCGGTATCGGTCCGCGCGGCGGTGCGGTGATGGGCTACCAGCCGCGCACCCGTATAGCCTCGTGTCCCCGCTGCGGACGTGATCCTGATGCACGCTTCAAACGGCTGTTCAGCAGCGAAGTCCGGCTAGAATGCGAATGCGGCGTGGCTGGCCAGTGGCGCCGATACAGCGGTCGTAGCGATCCCTGGCATGACGCCGCACCTGGCTGGGTAATCGTTTTTCAGGCGCCCGACATCGGGCCTCCGCCGAGCCCGCGCAAATGACGCCGGACTCCATCAAGGCCAGCTATCGCCGAGCCCTCGGCGCGTTCGAAGAGATCGTCATCCGTCGGTACACCGGGGCTGGGGCCAACCGGCCCTATTTCGATGCGCCCGTGCTGGCCCGGGTCACCGGGTATGAGCCGAAAGAGCTTGTCGGGACCATACAGCAGGGCGACCGCAAGCTTATCGTGCTGGCCGATGATCTCATCGCCGCACAAGTGCCTCTCGACCTCAAGAAGGGCGACAAGGCCGTTGTCCGGGGCAAGGAGCTCAACATCGAGGCTGCCGACGACAGCACCAGGCGGGTTGCGGGTGTGCTGATCGCCTATGAACTGCAGGTGAGGGGCTGATGCGCATTTCAGCGAGCGACAGAGACCCAGGCTACAGGCCCGAAAGCCGCTTCGCCGTCATTTACCTCGACGGTGAGCCGGTCGACCACGTCATCACTGCCGACGAAGAGCAGCGGGCCGTCATTGTCCATCCTTATGAGAACGGCCGGCCTGTAATTCAGGGTGAAGGCGATGAGGCGCGCTTCGCAATGCGGGTGCTCGTTGGGGATGTGAAAATCAAGTTTAGGCACGACGCTCCGAGTTGGGTTCGCCTGGAGCATGCCAACCGTATCGAGGCCGCCTAATGGCTGGTTTCGAGGCATTCGAACGCGATCTCCGCATCGCGACGGCCGGGCTGGAGCCGGAGGCGATCTCGAAGGAACTCGCCCGCTTCGCGCGCGCCGAACTCGCAAAGGCGATCGCGGCCGGGGCGTCGCCTCAATATGAGCGATACGTCAACGGCAGGGCAGGCGCTCCGGAGGAAAGCGTCGTTGCCCCGGGCCCGATCGTCTACGAATTCACGAACTGGCCGCTGATCATCAATGCGGCGCTGGCGGAGTTGCAGAAGCGGGCACCGCGGAAGTCGGGCCGGTTCGCCTCATCATTCATCGTGATTGCCGGCGGTGCTGTCGTGGCCGATTTCAAGTCGATCCCGGCTGAGGGGGAGGTCATCATCACAAACTTCAGCCCGACCGTGAGGAAGGTTGAAACAGGACGGCTCGGCATCCCGCGCCGCCGTCTCTTCGATGGCACCAAGAACGTTCTGGCTCGCCGCTTCGGAGCAGTTGCCCGGTTTGAGACCAGGTTCCTCGACATCAAGTCTGGCGTGCATGCGATGATCCCATACCGGCTTAAGCGGTCGGGCGCCCGCAAGGACCGCCTGGCCGGCATGCCGATCACCTATCCCGCAATCATCGTGAACACGCTCTGATGTCCAGCCCAGAAGCTTTCGAGACCATCGAACAGCGCCTCCGCGCTCAATGGACGGAAACGCCGCTCGTCTTCGAAAACGAGGATTATCCTCTGCCCGACGTGCCGGCGCATTTCGTCTATGTCGAGGTCTATGGCGACTTCTTTGACCAGGCGTCGATCGGGGCGGAACCCAGAACCGACAATCTCTGGCGGGAGGTCGGACAGCTTTATCTTCACGTCATGACGCCGAACGGCATCGGAAGCGGGACGGCCAGGCAGCTAGCACGCCAGCTCGTTGACCTCTTCCGCGGCGAGGACATCGGATCTGTGACTTTCCGCGAGGCCTCGATCGGCGCCGGCGAGCCCGGGCGTGAGTTCGGCAATTATTACGCCATGACGGCGACAATCACCTGGCAGAGGGACGAATGATGAAAACCGCGCTGAAACCGTTCAACACCCGGCAACGCCACTTCAAGGACGGTGACGTCGTCCGCCCTGCGGACGATCTTCGCCCCTTCACCTTCGCAGATCTCCTCGCCCGCGGCTTCGTCGGCGACAATAAGCCGGAGCCAAAGCCCAGCAAGGGCAAAGCCGCAGGCTAACTCCTCCCAAACATCCTCAACCGTGTTTTCGCCCGGCCGGCCTGACCGCGGCGCCATTTGCCATGGAGAAATGTCATGTCGGACTCGAACAGATTGCGCCTAACCAGCGTTCGCGAAACCACGCTCGGTGTGACGCCGACGACGCCGCGCATGCGCACTGCCCGCCTCACCGGTGAGCAGCTGCGGTTCGCGCCGCAATTCGTCACGTCGGAGGAGATCCGCGACGATCGGATGAATTCCGACCCGATCAAGGTCAACGAGCAGAACCAGGGCGCGATTAACGGCGAGCTCTCATTCCCGGTCGACAACTCGCCGTTCTCGGACTGGCTCGAATCCCTGTTCTGCAAGGAATGGGTGAACACGCCGGTTCGCGACAACGACGGCACAGCCGACAGCGTCATCACGGCGGTGACCGACACCACGGATGTCGTCACCGTGACCACCGGCGATGCCTTCGTTGCCGGCCAACTCGCATTGCTCAGCGGCTTCACGGCCGACGAAAACAACGGCGTCTTCAAATGCACCACCGGATCCGCGACTGTCCCGGCATTCCTGGGCGCCGGCTTCGTCGCCGAAGCAGCTCCACCTGCAGCAGCTAGGATGAAGGTTGTCGGCTTCCAGGGCGCCTCCGGCGACATCACCGCTCTCGCCGCGGGTCTCGGCTCCACCGCGCTGGACCTCACCACGCTTGGGCTCGCAGTCGGGCAGTGGATCAAGATCGGCGGCACCGCGACCGCCGATAAGTTCGCAACAGCTGCCTGCAATGGCTGGGCCCGCATCACCGCTATTGCGGCCACAGAGTTGACGCTCGACAACCTGCCGACCGGCTGGACCACGGATGCAGGCGCCGGCAAGACCATCAAGGTCTGGTTCGGCGACCAACTCAAGAACGGGCTTCTCACGCTGGGCCAGACCATCGAGCGCGGTTTTATGGGGCAGTCTGTCCCGACCTATATCGCGCAGCGTGGCATGGTGGCCGGCCAGGGCGAGTTCAGGTTCGTGACCGAGCAGATCGCCACCTGGTCCCTGACGTTCTCAGGTCTCACCGGCACCCAGGATACGACCTCGCTCGATGCCTCGCCCGATGACGCGACCACCAATGCGATCATGGCCGCCGCCGTCAATGTCGGCCGTATCGCGGAGAACGGCGTCCCCGTCGGCGGCCCGAACTACATCCGGTCGGCGACGCTCACCATCAACAACAATCTCCGTCCGATCGGCGGCATCCGCTCCGACGGCCTCGTTGGGCCGGAAGATATCGGCAAGGGATCGGTCGACGTCGGTGTCTCGCTGGAAACCTATTTCGGCTCCAACGCGCTGCTGACGAAGCTTTTTGCCGGCACCGCGACGAACATCAACATCCGGATCGCGAAGGACAGCCAGGCGATGATCTGGGCCGTTCCGCGGCTGACCTATACCGATGGGGCGCCTAACGCGACCGCGAAGAACACGGATGCGATGCTCCCGCTTTCGAGCCAGGCCAGCAAGGACACGCTGACCTCGGCGCACGCCATCCTGGATCGCCTCGAGTATTTTGAGGTCTGACGAAATCCCCGGCCGACACCGGGGACAAGGTTCTGCGCGCAGATAGGCGGCGGGTTGTCGGACCCGTCGCCACCCCTTCCGACAAAAGGATCTCCGACAAATGACCATCAAGCTTTCCTCGCTGAAGGCCGATTTGACGCGCGAAGCCAAGGGCGACTGGGTAGATTTCCCGGATTGGCCGGGCGTTGCGTTCAACGTCTCCTCCCTCCATCTCCCGGCCTTCACGATTGCCCGGGATCTGATGTTCCAGCGCCTGGCGCGGACCTATAAGAAGAAGCCGGTCCCGAAGGATGTTCTCAGTTCAGAACTCGGCAAACTCTATCACACCCACATCCTGCACGGCTGGCGCGGTCTCGACGTGCCGTATAGCCCCGAGAAGGCTGGCGAAATCCTCCCCGATCCCGAGTACCGGAACGTTGTTGCCGCCGTGGAATGGTGTGCCGGCACTCTATCGGAGGTGGAACTCGAGTTCGTCGAGGAAGCGGAAAAAAACTCCGATCGGCCTTCCTCTGGCGATTGAGCCAGGAAGGCCGGAACGGATGGTTGCAGCGCCTTGCCGAGGAAAATCCCGACGAGGCCGAATTCATCGCGATCGACGACCAGCCCGAAGAGGCTGAATCCGAGCCTTGGCACAGCCTGTACTGGCGGGCCTGGGATGCGCTCCGATTTGACCGCCAGTTCGGTGCCTTCGGCGGCGAAACTCCGATCCCTTACGCGGCGATCAGCCAATACGCCCGCGACAACGACATCATCGGAGCCGATTTCAGCCTGTTCAGGCGGATGCTGTCGGCGATCGATGACGAATGGCTTGAACATGTGGCCCGGAAACAGAAGGAGGCGGAGACATGACGACTGAACTTCGCACCCTTCGGGTCTCGGCGGACATGGATCCCGCCAAGTATGTCGCCGGGGCAAACCAGAAGGTAGCTGCCGACAAAGCTATGACGTCATCGGCGCAGGGCGTCGGCGCCGCGATCCAGCAGACCGACACCAAGATCAGCCAGGCCGGTGATGTGCTGGCCAGGCTCTCTCGGCAGTATGTCGATGGCTACGCCTCGGCGCAGCGCATGCAGAGCGCGGTAAACAGCCTGTCGCGCGGCATCGACGCCGGCAAGATCAGCATGTCGCAGGCCGAGCCGATCCTTGAGGGCATCTTCCGCAAGTATGGCCAGCTCGGCGATGGAGCCCAGTTCGCCGCCAAGGGACAGCATGAGTTCGCAGCCGCGATCACGTCGACGACGGCACGGCTTTCAGCCCAGGCAGTAGCCGCGAACACGGCAGCGGCGGCTACGACCAGGCTCAACGCTGCGGCAAACCAGAACGCTCGAGGGGCCGGGAACGCGCTTCGCGGGGGTGGCAACTTCAACGCGAGCAACGCCGCTTTCCAGGTCCAAGACATTGCCATGATGGCGATGATGGGCCAGTCGCCTATTGCCACGGCCCTCCAGCAGGGTCCCCAGCTCGCGATGGTCATGCAGATGGGCGGCGGGCTATCCGCTCTTGCCTCGGGTCTGATGTCGCTCGTTTCCCCCACGATGCTGATCACTGTCGGGATGACCGCGGCGGCCGCGGCGGCGATCCAATATTTCTCGAAATCCGCCGATGAGACCAAAAAGTCGTCTGACGTGCTCAAGGATCACGAGGCAGCAGTTAAGAGAATCGAGGAAGTCTGGGGCAAGGCAGCCACCGCGGCCGATACCTACGGGAAGCGCTCATCTGGCGCGGCGGGCTTCGGTCTTTCCACCAACATCGCGGCGATGGAGAAGCGGCTCCGCGAAATGACTGAGCCGACGATGTTCGGCGGTTCGGCAATCGGCAGCACGATCACCGGCGCCACCGAGGAATGGCTTGACGAGATCGGCGGACCGAAAGCGTTCCGGGGGACGGAACTCTTCAAGATGCTGTCGACCGACATCGACGCCATGATCAAGGCAGCCCGGGAGGGTAGCCCGGACATTATCGGCTTCGTTCGTCGTCTCGAGGAGATGGGCGCCGCGAGCGGCAATACCGGGATCAGGGGGCTTGCCGGCGAGATCGCCAACGCCTTGCGCGAGGTCGAAGCCTTCGCCCGAGCATTAGCCGATGCGAACCGGCTGAAGAATGAGCTTTTCAACACCGTCGGTCCGAACGGGATGCTGCTGTCGCAGGGCACCGCTAACCGCGAGGATATGGGCAATCTGGCGCTCTTCCAAAGCCAGGAGCGCATGGCGGCACAGCGCCGTAGAGACGCGGCCAACGCCAGCTTCCTTCAGATGACCGCCAAGTCGCCAGCGGAACGTTCCGCCGCTGCGAGAGCGGCCGCCGCGGCACAGTATAACGACAGCGAAAGCGCAGCCGCGCGCGCGGACCGCATCGACCTCGCCGGCAAGCTGGCGCTGGCGGAAGCCGAGATTGGGCTTTCCGAAGCCCGGAAGGAACGCGCCCGCTCGCTCGACGCCACCATGGCGCAACAGCAGCTTGAAATCTCGCTCATTGGCCAGACCGCCGGCGAAGTCGCTCGTCTCCGGATGGAGTACGATCTGACCTCAAAGCTGCGCGAGGAAGCGGCCAGGAATGGTGTTGCGGCCGACGAAAAAGAGCTTGCGCTGATCAAAGAGAAGGCGGCCGAGTACGGCCGCTACGCGGAGCAGATCGCGCGTGCGAACCTCAACCGTGATCTCGCCTTCGAACGGGATCAACTTGGCCGCTCATCGATCGATCAGCAGATCGCCTCTCGCCTTCGCAGCGCCGGCCTTGCCGTCGATCTGAATTCCCCGGAAGCGCAGCAGATGCGCGCCATGGATGAGTTCACGCAGCTCCGCGACGGCATCAAGGGCTTTTTCTCCGACTTCAGGTCGCAGCTGGTCCAGAGCGGTGGCGATATCGGGGAGGCGTTGGGGAATTCACTCCTCAACGCGCTCAACAAGCAGATGGACAAGGAACTGGACCGGCTGTTCGAACAGTTGGCATCGTCGCTGTCTAGCTGGCTTCTCGGCGGGAAGGGAGGCGCGACTGGCGGCGTCGCGGCCGGTGGCGGGATCATTGGCGCAGTGCTGGGCGGAGCGGCCAACGACAACTTCTCCGCCCCTGCAGGCGCGGTCTCGCGAGGTGCCGGCGGCGCGGTCGACCTTGCCTCCAACCTTTTGGGTCTCAGCGAAAAGAACCCTGGCCAGATAAACTCATTTCTGAAAGCCGGTGGCGTCGATCTCAATGCGGCCCAGACCGCGTGGTGCGCGGCCTTCGTCAATTCATCGCTGGAGCAGATCGGCGTCGACGGGACCGGCAGCCTGACCGCGAACTCGTTCCTGAACTGGGGAACGAAGATCGACCCATCCCAGGTGCTCAAGGGCGATGTGCTCGTCAAGCCGAACGGCTTCGGTATTGGTCAGACCGGCGGGCATGTTGGTTTCGCCACTGGCGCCACCCGAATGGGTGCCAGCGGCCTCCAGCTAGAGATGCTCTCCGGAAATACCGGAGGCCCAGGCCTCGGCACCGGAGGCGTCGGCCTGGACTGGATTGATGCTGCCAAGCTCGATGTCCGGCGAGCAACGGAAGGTGTCGGCAAGCTGGGCGGTGCTGCTGCGGCGGCCACGCAGGGCCTGGGCGGCTTCGCGGGCGGTCTGGGGCAACTCGGCAACGCGCTGATGAGCATCGGTGGCGGTGCGGGTGGAAGCGGCTGGTTCTCCGGTTTGATGGGCGCATTCGGCGGGCTCGGCGGTGCTGTCGGCCACATGATGAGCATTTCGCCGCTGGCGACATCCTTCATCGCCGGCGGCGGTGTAGGCCTTTTCCACAGCGGCGGCATCGCAGGCTATGCAAGCTCGATGCGCTACGGCGTCGATCCGCGCGTCTTCATCGGTGCACCCCGCCTCCACAATGGCGGCATCGCGGGCGACGAAGTTCCGGCGATCCTTCGCCGCGGCGAGCCGGTCTTCAAGTCGATGGCACATGCCCGCGAGGTGGTCGGTGGCGGCAGCCAGCACATCACGATCGGCATCTCGGAGAAGAACGGCAACCTGCGACCGTTCGTCGAGAGCGTCGTGCAATCAGACGCACCGCCGATCGCCAACCAGGCCTCGACTAAGGCCGTGAGCAACTACAGCTATCGCCAGCGCCAGGGCGGAGCCGCGGCCGACGACCACCGCTATAAGCGGCTTAAGCGGATGGGCTGAGATGGCCGTTTACATCAACGTGCCGACGATCGACATCGATTACCTGCGGCCGAAACGGTTCTCGTTCGATACACAGGGCGGCGGACTTGAGGGCGGCCGAAATGGCCTCGGCGAGGGCATCACAATAGGCCTCAGCGGTGGCCCGATCGTCACCGCCTCCTACCAGGAATGTTTCACCCATTACCGGGAGCAGCATGAATACGTGAACTGGATCGCGGCACGTCTCAATGGCTCGTTCCGGTTCGTCAACGTCCCACTTCTAACCGATTGGGTCGGACCATTCCCGGTCGATGCCAACGGCGGGCCGGAGCCGATCATTTCGGAGATCCCGCATTCGGACGGCTCCACCTTTTCGGACGGCTCCGGCTATAGCCAGCCGACTGTGTGGGGCGAGGTAACGGAAGCGGCGACATACAATGCTGGGGTCATCAAATTCCAGCTCTTCGGTGCCGCCCGTCTGCTCCGGCATTCGGATTGGTTCTCGATCTACAACGAGACCAAGGGTTGGCGGGCGTCACGGCCATGGGAAATCCGCGATATCAATGATCCGTCAGCGGAGAGCCCGATCTACACCGTTGCGATCGATGTTCCGCTCCGCGAGGCGATCACTGTAGGGCAGCGCCTCGAGTTCGCGCGGCCGCGGTGCGTCATGAAGTTTCCGGCGGGCTTCACGCTTCCGCAGGAGGCTGAAGGCTTCTGGGTTTCGGAGCCGACACTGCAGTTCACGGAAGCATTCTGATGGCACGCGTCCCCGATAACGTCATCGAGGCGCTGCGCGGCAGCCACGAGCTCGGCGTATTCTTGAGGCTCGATACCGATGACCCGATGCGGCTCTGGCTCGGGATCAACGATATCCCGGCCGGCATCGATAGCATCGATCCTTCGACGTCCGAACGCTATGTCGGCGGGGGCGTTCTCCGGGAAGTGCCAAGCCTCGAGGCCGTCATCAACGGCATCGCGGACCGCGCCGATTTCCAGATCAGCGGCATCGATCCCGCAACCGCGGCAAAGGTCGACTTCGACGCCCTGGACGTCAGGGGGCGTGACTTCCACGTCGGAATCACAACCCTCGACCAGGACCATCAGCCGATGAGCTCCATCGTTCCACTGATCACCGGGCGGGCGTCGTACCTGACTGAAGCATCACCGCCGGTCACCGGGACCGACAATCCGTCGGTCACCATGGGGCTATCGGTCGGGTTCGGCATTACGACGAGGGATCGGCAATCACAGGTGTTGTGGTCGCCTGTCCACCACAAAGCGGAACATCCCACCGATCTGTTCTGCGACGGCGTCTCGCGTCTTGAACGTGGCGTCGCTCCGGTCTGGCCAAGGTTCTGACGGTATCCATGAACGTTCAAGATTACCTGCAGGCCGCCAGCCGGCAACGCTGGCGCTGGGGCGGCGGAGCGTCGGGCTGGGATGGCGACGACTGCACCCTCTTCGTCGCGAACTGGGCCTTCGAGCTCACCGGCCGGGATCCTGGCGTCGGTATCAGGGGATCATACTCGACCGAGGAAGAGGCTGTTCGGATCGTTCTCCGCGCCGGCGGGTTCGCGTGCTTCATCGACCAGCAGCTCCGTCCGACGGGCTGGATAAGGATCGCAGCGGAGCCGCGTGACGGCGACATCGGTGTTGTTCTTGCCCCAACGCTGCCGGATGGTGTTCTGAAACCGGCTCCGGTCGTCAGGGCCGGCGGGCTGTGGGTTGGCCGTTCGGTACGCGGCCAGGTCGCCCGGGAGTTCAAGACGGTGGAGGTCTGGCGGTTCGGTGATGCCGCGGTCCGCGACTTGGGGCCGCCGCCGCAGGTCAGCTACAGCGGGACTATCAGGAGCCGTTCGCAGGAATTCGCGGGCTCCACCATGATGATGCAGCCTGCGCAGCAGCAGCAGACCGGCATCATCGAAAGCTTCTTCCTGTTCGCGATCACGGCCACGCTGCCGGGGCTGTCGAACGCCGCCATCGGCTTCCTGACCACCGGTCTGACTGCGCTGGCGACAACAGCGGTTTCCGTTGGGCTCAATGCGCTGCTGGCGCCCTCGATGCCGCAGCCGCCGAAGCCTGCGGACGGCAAGTCTCCGAAGGTGCAGGCCATACCTCCGGTTCATTTTGGGGTCGGGACGAACCGGATCGCCGGGGCCTACATGCTCTGGGAGTCCAAGGCCGACCGGCTCTATGCCGTCACAGCTCTCTGCGGCCACAAGATCAGCGCCATCAACGCGATCTATCTCCATGACGACACCATTACGGTCGCTGGAGACAATTTCGTATCGGCCGCAAGCACCAATGACGGCCGCTACCGTCCTGACAGGATTTGGATAGATACCCGTCTCGGGCTGGCCACTGAGACCGCATATGACGTGATTGTCGATGCCTTGGAGGCGGAAGGCATCTGGACCGACGACCATCGGGGCGACGGCACCGCGTCGCTAGGGATGATGTGCGTTGCGCCTGGCGCCGAGGATTATCAGAAGAGATTCCCGCACGGCGCGCCGCAGCCCTCGGTGGCCGCCGATCTCGCTCTGGTGTGGGATTTCCGCGATCCGGTACAGGATCCCGAGGATGACTCGACCTGGGAGTTTTCCCGCAACCCGGCGCTCTGCATGGTGTGGTGGCTCTGCTTCTGCCCCTATGGACCGCGCTGGGATTACACGAAGGCCATCGTTCCGGTCCAGGAGCGCTGGGAAGAAGAAGCCGATATCTGCGACGAGGAGGTGCCCCGCGCCGCGGGCGGCACCGAACCGCGCTACGAGGTCAACGGCTGGGCGACCACCGAAACTGACCCGATCGGCATCCTGAACTCGTTCCTTGCGGCCTGCGATGGCCATCTCGCCCAGCATGGCGACGGTACGCTTGTTCTCACGGTCGGCAAGTTCCGCGAAGAGCTCGTGGAGACCATCACGGATGCCGACATCGTCGGCCACTTCGTCCAGTACGATGTTCCCGAGGAGGACGAGGTCAACCGCCTCGTCCCGCGGTTCACCTATCCGGCGACCGACTATTCGACGGCGGTTGCCGACTACATCGAGAGCCCGAGCGATCAGGCCAAGGTCGGCAGGGTGCTCTCCGCTGAGGCCGATCTGGGCTGGGTCCATAACTGGCGGCAGGCCAAGAGGCTGACACTCCGCGAATGGAAGCGGCTCCAGCAGAAAAAGAGCGGCAACTTCGATCTGAGACTATCGGCCGTCAACGCGATCCATGCCCGCTGGGTGAGGGTGGAATCCACGTATCGGATCCCGTCGCTGAACGACGTCATCGTCGAGAACCGCCGTTCGATCCTCGCCCTGATGCAGGGCGGCTTCCAGATGGAGTGGAAGAAGCATCCAACAGATATCGACAACTGGACCCCAGCGACAGATGAGGGAGCGGCGCCACCGATCCCCGCGAAACCGACGCAAAGCGAGCTGACGACCCCCACGATCGACACTGTGACGGCGGTCGGCAACGGTAGCTCGGTCTACATCCGTGTCGTCATCCTGGAGCCACCGGAGGAGTCGGTCACTCCACTCGTCCGTTATCGGGTCAAGGACATCGGCGGTGGTGTGGCGGGTACCTGGATTGAACAGGATTTCCCCGACGTCGAAGCGTCGGCGGGGCTTGTCACTCTGAACACCAATCCTGTTCCGGCCGACGAACTGCTCGAAGCCCAAGCCGCCGTCCAGGCGTCAGGCGGAACCGTATCGAACTGGTCGACACCCATTGTCGAGATACTGGCAACCGTGGATGCGACACCGCCGGTAGCGCTGCTTTCCTTCACCGCATCGGACGGAACCGGCCAGTTCGTCGCCAATTTTGGGACCGCCAACGATAGCCATCTCTCCAGCGTGGCGATCTACCGGGTGGCCTCTGGCGGCGTCCTGAACCGCACCACCGACTTGATGGCGACCCCGGCGGTTTCGCCGGGGGTCTCCTACGCGATCCCGGTGGTTTCGACCACGGGTACATTCGACATCTACGCCGAACCTCTGAATCGATCCGGAATCGCCGGGCCCCTTTCCGGGCCTGACGCCGCGATCGTCAGCTGAGCCAGCCCTCCCCCCTGAAAACTTGAAACCTTTGTCCCTGCTATCTCCGGCAGGGCATCACGCATTGGAGCGATCCCTTGGTCGAGAATGCCAACACGATTTGGGAAGACGGTCCGTCTGGATCGCCTCACAACCCGCCGAAATACCAGATCAGGGCGTGGGGAACCTACGTAGAGGCTGGGATCCTCGGCGGTGCTGCTGGCTCTGCTGTGTTCGCCAGCAAAGCTACCATGGACGCCACGCTTACCTATGCCGCTAATGTCATGGCATGGGTTATCGGTGACGCAACTGTTGCCAATAACGGCATCTATCAGAAGTCGGGAGCGTCAGGATCCGGTTCATGGACCAGGCTTGGCGATCTGCCATACAGCTTCATCAAGGCGACGGACGCCGGGGCGGGGACATCCAACGCGATCGTCGCCACCACGAGCACGCCGATCCCGGATGCGGATGGTGCCGCTCTCATCGCGCTGAACATCTTTGAGACAAACACAGCCAGCCCGGTCACCGTCGCCTTCGACAGTGGCTCACCTCTGACGATCAAAAATAACGCGGGCGAGGATTTGAAGGCCGGCGATCTCAAGGCGGGGATGATCGTCTCGGGCTATGTATCTGGGAGCACGTTTCGCCTCATCAACAATTTTGGCGTGCAGTTCTTGCTTGCTACTAATACGGGCGGAACGAACGCCATCACCGCCACGACGCCGACTTCCGTCCCCACCGGAGACGGGCAGGCGATGATCGTGCTGCCAATTTCAGCGACGAACACGGCAACGCCTGTCACCGTTTCCTTCAACGGTGGCGCGCCGCTCACAATTGTAACCACCGGGGGTGATGCTGTTGGCGTCGGCGGCCTATCGGAAGGATCGATCGTCACCGGGTACAAATCCGGCGCGAATTTCCGCCTCATTAGCGGCATGCTCGGCTGGTCACCGATAATTCGCGCGGCCAACGACGGCGAGCGCCGCGTCCTAGCGGTAGCGGATTGGGTCGGCGGCGAGGGCCTAAAGCCGGTCACGACAGGGTATATCGGCCTGTCTGGACTCGTCGCAAATATCGCAGACGCACTTGATGTTCGTGGGCCCTCGGGGACGCCAGGCGCAGGCACTGGCGACATGGTTGAGGCGACCTATGACCCACAAGGCGTTGCTGGCGATGTATTCGCGGGCGACTTCAAGGCGTTGTGGGACATCAATTTCGTTGGAGACGGCACCACTAACGACACGTCAGCTTTCAGCACGCTGGAACTTGCCCGAACCGGAATTTCTGTTGACTTGGGCGGCAGGACTTATCTCGTCACGGCCATTCCGAACGGCAACGACTACTACAATGGCGCTTTCAAGGTCGGGACCGAGATTTATCGGCGCCACAGGAACCCGCGTTCCCACCCCTTCGAAACGCCTGCGCCGACCGTCAAGTTTGTTGACCCGAAGCCGCGCGTCTATCGCGGTCTGAACGTTGCGCAGTTCCCACTTCCGGCAAGCGGGACCGTTGTCTACCTGTGGCGCGAAGCACCGGGGCACGGCAACGAGGATACCGGAACCCGCCTACTCGCCGCCCGCACTGACGACATGGGCAACACGTTTAAGCTCCCGACCGGAGCCGGTAATTCGGGGTCGGAACAAACGCTGGCCTTCCGGCAGGCTGATTGCGACATCAGGAACTTTGCCGCCGGGACAATGAACGCCCGCCTTGGGGTTATGGCGGCGCGGGTCAACCCCGACAACTCGCATCAAGACCCTGTGTTCATCTATTCGGATGACAGCGGCGTGACTTGGTCCTCCGCGGTTGTGACCGCGGCGGCTGCTACGACGAATTTCCATTCGCGGATTTATCCATATCCCGCCAGCGCGGGCGGCGACGACACTGACGGCTTCATCTGCTACTTCTACAGAAGCGGCGCTATCGGCGCGATGAAGACGACGGACAATGGTGCGAGCTGGACCGAAGTCGCAGACATCGTGCTTCCTGCCGGGAGCTTTGGTTCCGTCTCGGAAATGAGCGTCGCGCGGATCGGCACGCAATCCAAATGGATCATGGGCATCCGTACCGACAGCGGCGAGAACATGGCGGTGGCTGTCTCGTCCGACATGACCACATGGTCAGCCATCGGCGATAGCGGTTTGAAGCTTGGATCGAATCCGCCCGAACTGCTCTATGAGGACGGCAAGATTTTCGCGGTGTGCTTCTCGCGCCGTGATAAGCCGATTGTTGCAGAATTCGACAACGCCCTGGTGATTGCCTCGGCCAACCCCGATACCGTCTACAACGCAAGCGGCGTCGGCGGATGGAGCGGCTGGTTGGTTGTCACGGCGCTGCCGTTCTTCCCAACCGGTTACATCGCGGTCGAGAAAATTAGGGGCCGCTACTACGGCCTGTTCAACTGTGAGGACTACGCAGGCTCGACGCAAAGCCGAACCGGCTATTTGATGCTTTTGTCCAGCGATCCGGTTCCGACCGCGTCCTATCCCGCTATCCTCAAAATGCGTCCAAACCCGAATCTGTGCTTCAACGGCGCGTTTCGGCTAGCTACGCTGGGCGAAACCTTTACCGGGACCACTCGCAAAACCGTCCTTGACGGGTTCACCTTCTCTCGAACGTCAAATGCCGGCGGATGGACGATTACGCGCACCGCCGGCGACAAGTCGCGCTATGCGATGCGCGTGCGGCGCGATGATGCCGATTCCGGTACGCAGGCGATGAACCTCGCCTTCGTCCTGCCCATGGAAGATTCGATGCCGCTGCGCAACCAGCAGGTGACGCTATCCTTTCGCGCCCGCAAGGCGGCTGGTTTCTCGGCGGCCAATTCGTTCCTGACGACACAGCTTCGGCAAACCAATCACGCGTCTGAGCAAGTGGTAACGAACGCCGCCGGGACGTTCGGAACGGGCGATACTGCTGTCGGGACTTCCTCGTCAGGGGTGACGCTGACGGAAAACTGGCAGACCTTCCGCCTCACCCCTGCGAAACTCGATGCCGACATCAACCAAATCATGGTGCGGTGGCTGTGGACGCCGGTGGGAACTGCGGCGGATGATTATTTCGATATCGAACTAGTAAAGCTGGAGATCGGTGCGGATGCGACGCCGTTTGAGTTCGGGCCGTACCACCTTGAGAAGGAGCGTTGCGGTGTCTTCACGCAGACATTCACGGCGCGTTCTGCCAACGGCGAAGTGTTTGTGCCTTTCATACCCAGGATGCACCGCGCCCCGGCTGTAACGGTGTCAGCGGGGTCGGCCAGCAACATTACAGCGGCCGGATTCCTGTTGACGCACAATGCCGCGGCGGATTGCACCGTGACCGCCATCGCGACGCTCTAGCGACGGCGCGCGTATTTTGAGCGAGGGGCCGGTTCGTAGGAATACAAATGAGCCGGTTCCGCGTCCTCATTTAAGACCTCATCGTCTTCGTCCGGCAAAACCGGAATCACCCACCGGGTGAGTTCGTTAAACTCGTCCTCGCTCAGGTCGTCGATGATTTCCTGATCGACAATATGGGAAGCGAAGGCTCCGCCGAAGAACTTCATGTGCTTTCCTTTTCAAGCCACGTCGCTGCGCCGAGTGACGGCAGACAACTCTGTTGCGATGTTTCGAACTAGGCTCGGAACGTCATGCAGGGGCTGACCGGTCACAAAGCGGGCTTTTCGATACCACACATCGGACCCGTCGTCATTGCGTCGCCAGATGACCTGCTGGGATCGGCCGATGATAATGGTGGGTGCGCCAACCATGCCAGCCAGTTCGGCGGTTACGGTCAGGGGGGAAATGACGGCGTCGAGACAGGCCATAAGCGCTACCTGTCCCTCGAAGTCATCCTTGAGGTCGATACCAGGGATGTTCACATGAAGGCCAGAGGACCTCAATTCGCTGATTTCCTTGTCATCGGCCTGCGGTTGGAGCAACCAGAAATCGGCGTCAACCAGGCCGCCAAGCCGTGCAATGTCGGACGCCAGAAGGTAGTGGTGGTTACGGTCTTTCGATAGGAGCAGGCTGCGCCATGCCAGCCCGACCTGTGCTCGGCGAGCGGAAAGCCCTCGCCACTTTTGGACTAACTCGGGATCCGGCGTCAGCAAGCTCTGGTTCCGGAATGATTGGCGATCCGGCCGGGTGTCCGCCAGCGTGTCGAGCATGGTGCATGTGAAGGCGCACTCTTGCGCCTTGTCGATCACAGCATTCGAAACGCTATTATAGAGACGGTTGTCGGTGAGTTTCGATCGGTTTTCGATTGAAACATTTAGCCATTCCTTCCGATGGCGCGTCACGGAAACGAACTCGACCTGCGGGAAGCTTCTGCGGAACAGGCTCACAAGGCGAGGCTCGCACGTTATGACGGCTTGGCCAACCATACCGGCAAGTTCGTTATAGGTTGTGGAGAGGCGGATTTCATCGCCGGGGCCGCCCTCGACGATGAAAAGGCATTTCTTGTCGGCGTAAGTGCCGCTCTTGAGGTCAATCTGAGTAGGGTCTTTCCCGCAGCTGAGCAGCTCACTGACCGCCATCGACGAGGTTCGCGCCCGATAGAGCTTATGGCAGTCGAGAATGCGGCCCTGCCGATTCAGCGTGTGCACCAAGGCGGCGTTGTAGGGGACAGCCCCGCCTTCATATGCCTTGACGAGAACCTGTTCCGCTTCGTCGGCGCGGTCGAGTTCCAGCAGGCAAAGCGCGTAGCGCGATGCCATCTTGGCATAGGCTGGGGTTTTGGGGTCCATCATACGATAGACATCGACAGCCTCGAGGTGCCGCTTGTTGACTTCCAGCGCGTGAGCATACTCGGCCAGCAAGGCAGTTCGGAGATTGGTCTCTCCTTTGGGGAGTGGAAGGCCAAGGCCTGCGGTTGCGAACCGGATAGCATCGTTGGCCAAGCCACCATCATTCAGGTACTGCGCGCACTCCAGGTAGGTTTGCGGCTTGCGCCCCTCGATCGTTATTGCTCGCTCGGCGTGAGCGACGTGATGCGTGTAAGGCTTGCGCATTGCCTTCAGCCGGTGGATCGCGCGCAAGTCCAGCGGTCGCGATTTGAGAAGCTTCTTTGTGAGCTTCGTCGCGGATCCGATATCGCCCTTGCGCGCCAACACGTCGGCCTTGAGATGCAGCCCGCTCCGGTGATCAGGGTTTTCACGGAGCAGAATGTCCAGCTCCTCCAGTGCGTCATCCAGCCGCCATTGCTTGAACTTTTGGTTCGCCGACCGAACGACGGCGTTCTCCGCCTTTTTGCCTTCGGAGGGCAGGGCGTCGATGCCCATAGCTGCGCAATAGATCGCCTTTAGCCGCGGGCCGGCAATCTTCCGCAGCCTCTTGGGCACGGAACGGCGGTAAAGATCCAGGATGTCCAGTTCGTTCGGGAATTTGAACATTTGAGACTCGGAGTAAAAGTCGGGCGGCCCAGCGGTTTACAAGACCGTCGAGCGAACAGTTATTCCGTGACGTTGTTTCTCGAGCCGGCTTTCGCCGCGCAGCGCAAGATCGACCATTTCCGATACAGCCCCCCCCCAGGTTTTTGTTGCCGTTGCGTCAACCGGCGTAGCTACATAGCTGGTAAACCTTGGATTGCAAGGCCTCGATCTGTCGCCCGCTCCAAAAAACTCAACGGCGGTGTCAGATCAGGGTGTGCGGCGGGGTTGCAGGTCAGCGTCGGTCATCAGGCCGGGTTCGACCCCCGACCGGCCCGTGGCCCAACACTTCGCCGAACATCGTCCAGATTTTCTGAAAGTTCAGTTCCGACAGCGCCGCAGGCAGATCGGCCCGGCAGCTCGGTCGGGGCATTTTTCAAACTGCCGGGCCAAGCCGGTCTGCGGGAACCGGCTGGCAGAAATTTGCTCACGACTTTTCGAAATTCAAGTCAAATCCGTTGAAGGGAACTGCCATGTTCGATGAACCGACGCTCGCCGCGATCGGCGACCTTGCCGCGCGCCTGAAATGCTCTCCTGCCGCCCTCCAGGCCGTTGCCGAGGTCGAGAGCGCCGGCAAGGTGTTCGCCCTGGTGAAGGGCAAGCGCGAGCCGCTGATCCGCTTCGAAGGGCATTATTTCGACCAGCGCCTGACCGGAGCTGATCGGGCCAAGGCGCGCGCGGCGGGTCTTGCCAGTCCAAAGGCCGGCGCCGTGGCAAACCCGAAGGATCAGGCAGGCAGGTGGCGGCTGCTGGCCGCCGCGGCGAAGATCAACCGACAGGCTGCGCTCGAATCCATCTCCATCGGCCTTGGCCAGGTGATGACTGCGCATTGGAAGAAGCTCGGCTTCGACAGCGTGGACGACATGATAAACCTGGCGCGCAGAGATGCGGCGGGCCAGATCGACATCATGGCCCGCTACATCGAAAAGTTCGGGCTGGACGACGAGCTGCGCCGCCTCGACTTCACCGGCTTTGCCCGCGGTTACAACGGTCCCGGCTTTCGCAAGTACGGCTATCACCTAAAAATGGCTGCGGCCTACAAGCGGCTTTCGGGGGATGCTCCGGTATCCGGCGCCACGGGAATGCTGCGGATGGGCTCGAAGGGCGCGAAGGTGCGCTCACTGCAAACGCTGCTCGTACGCGCGGGCTACTCGGTCAAGGTCGACGGCGATTTCGGGCCGTCGACCAGAGATGCCGTCAAGGCGTTCCAGAAGTCGCAGAAGATCACGGCAGACGGTGTTGCCGGTCCTGAGACGTTCCGGCGCCTCGATGCCTGGAAGCAGGCGCCCGAGGAGGTTCCCGGCGGGCAGGGCGTCACGGAGACGGCCGAGGCCAAGGAAGGTCTTGGCGGCGTTGTCGGCGGTGCGGGCGTCGAGGTGGCCCGTCAGACCGTTGAGCAGGCAGCTGAAAAGACATCGTGGATACCTGGACTGGAATGGATATCCGCAATCCTTTCCGTCATCGCTGTGCTGCTCGTGCTTGGCGGCCTCGCTTGGATAGCCTGGGGCTGGTGGAAAAGCCGGCAGACCGATGAGGGCGACGTCGGTCCGGTGATGGAGCACGATGTTCCGGACGCGGTGCTGGCGTGATGGGCGAGGTCAAGACTGAGCCGGTCGTCGCGCGACATGTTCCCGACAGGATGGATTTTCGCGACGGCCTGAAAGGCAGAGTTCCGGGCTCGTTTCGAGTAGATGAGCCCGATTCCGATGGCGACCAGGCGTTCTGGTATTGCTGCCCATGCGGCTGCGGCGTCGTCGGTCCTCTCAACGTCGGCAACGGCTTCAAGCCGGAAATGGGGCCGTCCTGGGCTTGGAACGGATCTCTCGAAAAGCCGACGCTTACGCCGAGCGTCCACCACGTCGGACACTGGCATGGCTACCTGACTGATGGCGTCTGGAGGTCATGCTGATGGGCGGCAACGATCCCGACTTTTGGGCCTGGGTGTTCCTGCGGGCAGCGCCCGGCCTCGCTTGGCGCATCGCGCTGTACTACTGGCCGGTGACCGTGGCGATCGGCGCGGCCGTCGTCTGGTTGGTGCTCTGATGTTCGGCCTGTTCGACTGGATCAAAGTCGGGGCCGGCTTCACGGCCGGGGCGCTCGTCGCGGGTTCCGCGGCCTACTGGATCGGCCATGCGGTAGGCGATAGCGCTGGCTACGCCCGTCGCATTTCCGAGGTGGCCATCGCGGATGGCAAGGCAACAATGGAAAGGAAGGGGGACGATGCGGCTCTCCAGAATATGTCTGACTATGATCTTTGCTTGGTGGGTCTGCGTGGGGGCGGCCTGCCAGTCGACGCCTGTGAGCAGCTGCGGCCCGTTCGTGAAGAACAACCTTAGCCCGGCCGGGACGGTGGCGCTCATCACGGCCGACCGACCCGGCTATGAGCGCGTGCTCGGCAACGATCGCGCCGGCGGTCGGGCGGGGTGCTGGCAATGATCTGGCCCGGGCAGGGGCAAGACTGATGGCAGCAAGCCTGAACGAAATCTACAAGATGCTCGGCGAACTGACCGGCACGGTGAAGGCAATCAACGAGAAGGTCGACGATCTCAAGAGCGACATGGGTGAATCGGAGGCGGCGAGCGCCACCAGCCGCGCCAATGTGCACCGGCGCCTCGACGAGGTGGTGCTACGAACGACCCACCTCGAGACGGACATGCTGACGGTCAAGAATAAGGTGGAAGGGGTAGAGGCGGTGACCGTCGATGTCATCTCCCTGCGCCAGCAGGCGCTCGGGGCCGGCACGCTCGGCCACTGGCTGATCAAGATCGGCATCGCCGTCGTCGGCTTCGCCGGCTGGGCGATCGGCATCTACACCTGGATCACCGGCCGGCCACCGCCGTGAGAGAATCCGCGCCCGGCGGTTCCCGGGCATAATCAGAATGGAGAACTAGGATGGCCACGATGCGCGCGAAGATGCGGATCTCTTCAATCACGCCGTACCCGCCGACGCCGGAAGGAACGCCCACACAGGAAACCCTCAAGTTTCACGCCGTGGCGAAGGATGGGCCGTATCCTTCCGACGGCAGCGACGAAGACAACAGCTATGCGCGGTACTCGCCGTGCGGCGAGCTGTCGCTGACTGTCGCCAACCCGGCACTGATCGGCAAATTCGCTGTCGGCGAGAAATTCTACCTGGACTTCACCAAGATCGAATAGTCCGCGCCGGCGGCGGTTGCGCCTCGGTGGCCTAAAGCCCGTGTCTCTCCGGAGGCGCGGGCTTTTTTGCGTTTCAGGGGGTTAATCCTCTCGTCCAAAGATTGACGAAATTCACCTCGCTGACCGCAAAGGCCCGGGCGTTGCGACGTTGCACGAGCGCATGGATCGAGCCGAATGCCGCGGCGGAACAAGCCCGCATGGGAGATAACATCTGGGATTGCCCTCTGCGGGCCTAGCAGTGCGCAGCCATTGAGGTTCCGCTGCCGTTCCGCTCGCCGAATATGGACTTCTTCAACATTGCTATCCGCTCCGCAATTTGTGCGTCGCGGCGATTGTCGGCCGCTAGCTCCGCTGAGAATCGATAGAAGTGCTTGGTGTTGCTGGGCCAACGCAAAAACATAGCGATTAGGCCCGACATCATCGCTTTGTGGTAGTTTTCAACAAGGTCAGAGCGCGTAAACCTTAGCTTCTCCATCTCGGAGGCCCATGGTGCGGCCTTACTGGAGCGCTGGTCATGGTCCATGAAATCCACGACAAAGCGTTCACTGAGCTTCCGATCGGCAACAAATTCGACGAGCGCCACCATCGCGTCCCGCGCTTCCTCAGGAAGAGCTGGATCATCCAACACCTTATCGGCAGCGTCGTAGTGGGCCGCAAGCGCCTTTTCTGCAGCTTGGAGTTCTGCGGTTCGCCGCACTGCTCGGTTGCTCACAAGCGTCAACCACACCGTGACCGCAGCCACCGCGAATATGACGGTCGAGATCTCGAAAAAAGGAGTTCCGAAGATTGAGGTGTTAACGGCGTCCATTTGTGTCCCGCCTACGCTCTAGGATCTTCTGGGCGCGTTGTCTCGTCTTCGCCCCGCGAGATTTCTCTATTTTCTGAACGTCAAGTTCGGCCATTCGTTCCGAATGCTTATCATGCCCGGTCATTCTTAAACAATAACCCACATATATGACGGCGGGAAGGCCGCATGAAGCCCAAGGGTTAATGCTCATGGCGAGCATGCCGCCGCCGGCGAACACCATAGTTGCAGCCAGAGTGGCTTCAGGATGCCCTTTGAGACTTTCAAAGATCGCAGTCCAAACGTCTTTCGCCCAGTCCATGCAATGAACGATTATCCCCCCGTGTTGGGGGATGGTATAGTGACGCAGACCGCCGTTGTCTCGCAAAAATTCCGCAACGCTGGAAGTATTCCAAGCGTCGCCCGGATTTGGTGCGGAACATACGAAGATCGACCCGAAAGAGTAAACTTCAGCCAAAAGGCTTAGACAGAAACGGCCCGCGTCTCTCCGGAGGCCGCGAGCTTTTGCGTTTCAGGGACTCCTAAATGCGAAAGCAATCACTAGATTCCGCATCGTGATGAGTAAGCGTTCTGTTGCCGTGTCCCGGCTAGAGTTCATTCCCCCGCAAATCCCGACCCTGGTGGATCAGCCGCCTGAGGGCGAAGGCTGGATTCATGAGGTCAAGTTCGACGGGTACCGGGCGCAGATCATCGTCGATCGCGGCGATGCGCGCGTGTTCACCCGCAACGGCCACGACTGGTCAACCAAATTCTGGCCGATCGCGCTTGCCGGCCAGGCGCTGCCTTGCAAGTCCGCCATCATCGATGGTGAGGTGATCGTCTGCAATGAGAAGGGCGCATCGGACTTCAACGCGATTGGCCGAGCCATCAAGGCCGAACCGAGCAGACTTTGCTTCGTCGCCTTCGATCTCCTTCACGTGGACGGCCGCGATCTGCGGTCGAAGCCGCTCGTCGATCGCCGGGCGAAGCTCGCCGAGCTCGTGAGGGACAAGCCGGGCAGGATCCAGTTCAGCGAAAGCTTCGAGGGTGACGCCACGGCGATCTTCCGCGCCGTCGACGCCATGGGGCTCGAGGGGATGGTGTCGAAGCGCGCCGATAGCCGCTATCGCAGCGGGCCGTCGAAATCTTGGCTGAAGGCAAAATGCTTCGTGGAGGCTGACCTCGAGGTGCTTGGCGTGGTGCGGGAACCCGGCGAGGCACCGCTGGCTCTTATGGCCAAGGGCGACGGCTCGCGGAACTATGTTGGGGCCGCTGTGATCGGTCTGAACCGCGCCATGAAGGAACGGCTTTGGGAGCGCGTTGCCGGCATGCCCGGCCGGGCGCCGAAGGGAATACCGATCAATAAGCCGAACGCCCAATGGATCAAGCCCGGCCTGGTAGGTCACGTGCGCTTCCTGAAAGGCGAAGGCGGCTTACGCCATGCCACGCTGACTGAGGTCCGTGAGGACTAAGTCCGCGAGCGTTTTCAGACCCGGCAAATGACTTTCGCGTAAATGGAGCCGGTGCGGTTCAGCGAGCGCAGCAGCTGCAGCGCCTTGCGATCGTCAATCGTATCGCCCCAGCTGCCTTCGATGCAGAGCAGTTCGAAGTTCTCGCCGTACTTGGCCCGGGCGATCTCCATCTCGCGCCGGACTTCGGAGCGGATCGTGTCGTCGAGGGAAATCGGATCAGCCATCGCGTTGAAACGGTGCGATGGCGAGAATGTTCCCTGTCGCCCGAACTCGCGCTATTTTCTCGCGATGATCAGGTTCACCACGGTTCAGGAGCTAATCGACGGCGACTACACGCTGCACGCCCATTGCCACAATTGGCACTGCCAGCACAATCAGACACTCGACCTGGTGAAGTTGCGGGAAAGGCTAGGGCCTGATCATTCGGTCCTGCATGACGATCTCGCGCCGAAGCTGAAATGCTCGAAGTGCGGCGGGAAGAAAGTCGGCATCATCATCTCGCCGCCGACAGGGCCGAGCGGCTGGGTCAATCCCTACATCAAGTGACGGTCTTCCGGCGTGAATTCGCCAAGCAGAAATTTTTCGAGCTCTTCCGGCGTGAATTCGCGCGTCAAATCGGCGATCAAGGCCGCGTAGTCTTGTTCGGCCTTCTCAAGCGCCGCCCCGATCTCCTCTACGGTCTCTGGCGTGTTTGGCCGGCCCATGAACGGCTTGACCGCCGCGTAGAGCATTTTTCCTTTCAGCCCGCGCATCACCGTCTCTCTCCATCATCACCCGTCGAAGATTGTGCCCTTCTCGTCGAGCCGCTTCAAGTCCGCCAGGACTGCCTCGTCGGACAGAGTGTCAATTTGGGTGTGGCAGCGCGTCTGCTAAGTCCTTGATTGACGGAGAACGCGAATTTTGCCACACCGTGCCGCAAGTGGTTGAACTGACACAGATAGCGGCTTCCGGGCGAGGCCTCCAATGCCGCCGCGGCCTTCAGCACGTGAAGGCTGTCCGTTCTACCCGGAATGAAAACGCGTTTGAAATGCGCCGCCAGCGGGTTGTTTGGACATGAACACTGACTATTCCGAACAGCGCCGGAAAATGGTCGACGGCCAGATCCGCACGACGGACGTGACCAATCCGGCCTTGCTCGACGCGATGCTGACCGTGCCGCGCGAAGGCTTCGTCAGGACCATGCAACGCAGCCTCGCCTATATCGACGAAGACATCCAGATCGCGGCGCGGGACGGCGATCGCGGCCCGCGCTATCTGATGGAGCCGTCGCCCTTCGCCAAGCTGGTGCAACTGGCCGAGGTAAAACCCTCCGACTTCGTGCTCGATGTCGGCTGCGGCACCGGATACTGCTCGGCCGTTCTGTCCAGGCTCGCCAGTTCCGTCATCGCGTTGGAAAGCGATGCCGGGCTCGCCGAATTCGCCACCGACGCCCTTGCCGAACTCGGCTACGACAATGTCGTGGTGGTCCAGGGGCCGCTACGCGAAGGTTATGCCTCGGAGGCGCCCTATGACGTGATCTTCGTCGGCGGTTCCGTGGAGGAGGTGCCGCAGGCGTTCTTCGATCAGTTGAAGGAGGGCGGACGTCTGGTGGTCGTGGTCGGGCAGGGCAATGACGGTGTTGCCCGCGTCTATCTGAAAACGGCTGGCGAGGTCAGCGGACGCGGCGCCTTCAATGCGGCAATTAAGCCACTGCCGGGGTTTGAACGCGTCCGTACATTTGAATTCTGAACCGATACTTATTGTCTTGCGCCTGTCGCATCGCCATGTTGCCTTGGGGTTTGGACCATCGTTGCCGAATTTTCGCGGCCGGGGACGGAAGCGACGGCGTAAAATGTGAAACACGTTTGAAGCCGGCAGCCGCCAAGGTGGTGTGCCGGCGCGGTTTCTGTTGAAATGAATGAGGGGTTCTACTCGTGTCTGTACGCCAGGGTATTCTTGCCGCGATCTTCTTTTCAACGACGGCGCTTTCTCCGCTCACCGCATCCGCCGAAACCATATTCGGTGCGCTCACCAAGGCATACCAACTCAATTCGGAGCTGAATTCGGCCCGCGCGGGCGTGCGGGTGACCGACGAGGGCGTCGCCATCGCCAAATCCGGCTACCGGCCGCAGATAAACGGCGTGGCGAGCATCGACTACTCCTCGCAAATGGGTACCAGGATCACCACCGGGCAGTTCGGCGTCCAGATCAATCAGATGCTGTTCGACGGCTTCCAGACAAAGAACAATGTCGCGGCCGCCGAATCGCGGGTGTTTGCCTCCAACGAAAGCCTGCGCAACACCGAGCAGAATATTCTGTTCAACGCGGCCAGCGCCTATATGGACGTCATTCGCGACCGGCAGGTGGCGGTGCTCCTGGAGCGCAATCTGGAGTTCCTGTCGGAGCAGGCGCGCGCGGCGCGCTCGCGCTTCGAGGTCGGCGAGGGCACCCGCACCGACGTGGCCCAGGCCGACGCCAGCCGT